CACCACCCGTGCCATGAGTATCCGATCCCGGATGGCCGTATCGCGGAAGTTTGGGCATCAACAGACATGCTTCTGGCTGTACATATGCCGGACCCGACCAAAAGCAGGGGCCAGTATATGGACCTCCTTGAGCTTTCGGTGCAGGAAGACCCAGACTGTCCCCGCAATGCCTTCTATTACGCCCGCGAATTGTCATTTCATCGCCGCTGGCTTGAAAGCATTCAGGCTTGCAAAAGCTACCTCAACCTCCCACGCGCCACATGGATGAACGAGCGTTGCTATGCCTATCGTGTCATGGGCCGCTCTTATTCAGAGATTGGCAATGTCGAGGAGGCCGAAAAGGCTTTTCAGATGGCGGCTTCAGAGGCCCCGAACACCCGCGAGCCGTGGTGCGAGCTATCTATGCTGATGTATCGGCAACATCGTTGGGAAGAGTGCTTTGCTTATGCCATGCGGGCACTTCGGATCACTGACAGGGCTATGGTTTACACTTGCGATCCGGCAGTCTGGGGTGCACAACCACATGATCTGGCGGCGCTTGGAGCGTGGCATTTAGGTCTCAAAGACAAGGCTTTGGAGCAAGCCAAGATAGCTTTGGCGCTTGAACCTACTGACATTCGGCTTGAAAGTAATGTAAAGTGGATCTCTGGCGAGATGTCTTTAGAGGAAGCCGCGTGATGGATACCCAACAACTTTTTAACGCGGTCATGTCTGTCGCAGCATTTTTGGCTATGTTTGTATTTAATTCCACTACCCGCAAAATTCAAAAGTTAGAGGACGCTATTGCTGAGTTCCCTAAAGAATATGTCGCAAAAGATGATTATCGGGCTGATATTGGTGAGATCAAAGCTATTTTGAAGCAAATATTCGACAAGTTGGACGCAAAGGCTGACAAATAATGGACCCAATCACCTTAAAGGTGGTTTTGATTGCATGGATGTTGGATGTCCAAACGGCCAGCGTTATGTATTTTATGCCAATCATGGTGATGCAAGATGAAACGACGTGTCAGAAGGCTTTGGTTGATCTTAAAGAAACGCATAGGCGGGGCTATTCGTACAATCTCGCCATTCGAGGAATTTGTATCCCGGCTAACGTAGGAGGCTAAAATGGATTTGCTGAAGAGTTTTGGCCCTCTTTTGGGTCAACTTGCACCAACATTGGCAACTGCTTTGGGTGGTCCCATGGCAGGTCTTGCCGTAAAAACCCTGTCAAATGTCCTGCTGGGCAACGAAGAAGGTACGGAAGAAGACTTGGTAAAGGCTCTCGGTAGCGCCACACCGGAACAACTTGCCAACGTCAAACAGATCGACGCTGACTTTAAGGTCCGTATGAAGGAACTAGAGATTGACCTTGAACGCATTTCCTCTGGGGACCGTGACAGTGCCAGAAAACGGGAAATGACAGTTAAGGATCACACGCCCAAGATTTTGGCGGCTGGTATTACGCTTGGTTTCTTCGGTTGCCTGTTCTGGATGTTTGTTTACGGCGTTCCAAAAAACGGCAACGAAGCCCTTCTTTTGATGCTTGGCGCTTTGCAGACGGCGTTTACGGGCGTAATTGCCTATTATTTTGGGTCTTCGTCCAGCTCTAAGGCTAAGGACGAACTGATTAGCAAGGGTAGCAAATGAACGAGAACTGGGAACAGTCATTTCAAATGGTCCTCAAGCACGAGGGCGGCTATGTCAATAACCCTAAAGACCCGGGCGGCATGACAAATCTTGGCGTGACCAAGAAGGTTTGGGAAGAGTTTGTCGGTCATGAAGTTGACGAAGCAGCGATGCGGGCGTTAACCCCAGAACTTGTTAAGCCATTGTATAAAAAGAACTATTGGGACAAAATCAAGGGCGATCAGCTTCCGATTGGTGTTGACTACGCCGCTTACGATTTGGCCGTCAATTCCGGCACCGGCAGGGCCGCTAAGTATTTACAGCGAATCGCTGGTGTACCTGATGACGGTGTCATCGGCCCCAAATCAATGGATGCAATCCAGTCCTGTGACCCAGAACAAACGGTTGATGCCATCTGTGACATGCGGCTTGAGTTCCTCAAAAAGCTCCCGACTTGGGATACTTTTGGCAAAGGCTGGGGTCGCCGTGTAGAGGAAGTAAAAGCCAAAGCCTTAGAGATGACTAAGGTGGCCTAATCGTGGTATAAGAGGGGATAGTGGAGCTTCTGACATGACCACCGGCCTCAGTTACAATGGCACAGTATCTGGTACGACCAGTTACATTCAACAAATCGCGACAATGGCGGTTGTGGAAACAACTAACCCTGATTTTCTAATTATTTTGCCTCAGATGATCACTTACGCGGAAAACCGCATGTATCGTGACATTGACTTCATGTTTACCTCAACGTCCCTGCACGGCACCAGCTTTGTCTTAACGCCGGGAAACAGGAATTTGTCGTTTAACATTAACCTTTCGTCTAATAACGCTGCATCGGAAGGCACTTTTGTTGTCAGTGAGCAAATTAACCTTTTGACTGACGCCAGTGGCAATGCCGCAACTACCACAAACCCAGATGCTTGTGTCAGAACTCCGCTTCTGCCTACAACAAAAGAGTTCTTAGATGCTGTTTATGGGTCTTCCCTTACCGCCAATAGGGGGAAACCGGAATATTTTGTTCCATTTAACGAGACTTTGTTTTTTGTCGGCCCTGTACCAGATCAAGCCTATCCCGTTGAGGTTGTAGGCACTTATCGGCCAAATAGCTTGTCCGTATCTAATACAACGACATTTATCAGCCTTTACTTGCCGGATATATTTATCATGGCCTCCATGATTTATATCAGTGCCTACCAGCGTAACTTTGGACGCCAAAGTGATGACCCGCAAATGGCGCAAAGTTATGAGAGCCAGTATCAAGCTCTGTTAAAGAGTGCTGTTGTTGAAGAGGCCCGCAAGAAGTTTGATGCTTCGGGTTGGTCATCGCAGTCCCCCGCCACTGTTGCCACACCAACGAGGTAATCCATGCCTCATGCGGCATTTAAACTTATTCCCGGTGTAGACCAAAATAGGACACCGGCTCTTAATGAGGCGGCTATTTCCTATAGCCAATTGATCAGGTTTATCCCTGATCGAACACTTGGTGGCCTTGTTCAAAAGTTAGGCGGCTGGACAAAGTATTTTGGCAGCACAATTGGCTCAATTGTCCGTTGCCTTTGGGCATGGGAAGACACTAACGGCAACTCTTATCTTGGTGTTGGTGCCGAAGGCGTAGCTGCGGGTGGCGGCAACGCTTTGGCTGTAATTGTTTCGGGGGGCCTTAGCGATATTACGCCTCAGAAAACAACCGTGAATGTTGCGGTTAGCGTAAGTACCGTTTCTGGTAGTGATAAGATTACCGTTACCGATACAGGCCGTACAATTAACAATTATGATGTGGTTGATATTCAAACGCAGATCAGCGTTGGTGGCCTTGTGCTGTTTGGACAGTACCAGTGCTATGCGGTTCCTGCGGCCAATACTTATTATATTTATGCAAAGGATGTGCTTGGCAATCCCGCACTAGCAACGTCAACGGTAACTACCGGAGGAGCGGTTGCCAGCTATGCAACAACTAATCTTAGTGGTCTGGTTTCTGTCACACTTAATAATCATGGCTATGTTGCTGGTGATACTTATCCAGCATTAGTTGCCACCATAGTTGGCGGCGTAACTATCTATGGCAATTATATTGTTGCCAGCGTTACGTCTGCTAATGTGTTTATTATTTCTGCTGGCAACAGCGCAACATCAAGCACAACTGGTTCCCAAAACTCTGGTAGCGCACACTACGTTTATTATCGTGGTATTGGACCAACACCCCCAGCTAAGGGTTACGGCGGTGGCCCATATGGCGCTGGTGGATATGGTACTGGCATTAGCACAACAGCTTCATCTGGAACACCAATTAATGCTGTTGATTGGACATTAGATAATTGGGGCGAAATCTTTCTTTCATGTCCTCTCAATGGGCCTATTTTCCAATGGTCTCCAACTAACGGAAACCCTATTGCCGTTCCTATTTCAGAAGCACCTTCTGTAAATGAAGGTATGTTTCTAGCTATGCCGCAGCGGCAGATTATTGCTTTTGGGTCAACCACAAATGGTATTGTTGATCCTTTGTTAATTCGTTGGTGCGATGTCAATGACTACAACCAATGGATTGCATCCCTTACCAATCAAGCTGGCAGTTATCGTATCCCCAAAGGGTCACGTATTGTTCAAGGCATCCAAGCTGGTCAGCAAGCTCTAATTTGGACCGATCTTGGTTGTTGGGCCATGCAATATGCTGGTCCTCCATATGTCTATCAGTTCAACGAACTTGGCACGGGCTGTGGTTTGATTGGACGCAAGGCGGCTGGCTCTATGGGCGGGGTTGTCTATTGGATGGGTCAAAGCCAATTTTACCGCCTTTCCGGCAATGGCGTTGAACCATTCCGTTGTTCCGTTTGGGACGTAATTTTCCAAGATTTAGACACAACAAACCTTGATAAAATCAGGTTTGCTGCTAACAGCCGATTTAATGAAGTTTCTTGGTATTACCCGACCAAAGGTAATGGCGGTGAAATTAATGCCTATGTGAAATATAATATAGGTTTAGATCAATGGGATTTTGGTGAGAATACCACCGAGAACCCATATGTAGCCCGCACCGCTTGGATCAATGAATCGGTTCTTGGACCGCCAATTGGTGCTGGTACAAACACATATCTATATCAGCATGAGACATCTACGGACGCCGATGGAACGCCAATGTATTCGTCTTTCCAAACGGGTTATTTTGCAATCACAGAAGCCGAAAACAAGATGTTTGTTGATCAAGTTTGGCCGGATATGAAGTGGGGTTATTATGGCGGGACGCAGAACGCAAACGTCAAATTAACTTTCTATACTACCGATTTTGCTGGTCAAACGCCCGTTACTTATGGGCCATATACCATGACCCAAAACACGACTTACATTACGCCGCGTTTTAGAGGCCGGTTGGTATCTATCAAGATGGAAAGCCAAGACATCGGCTCATTCTGGCGTCTGGGTAATACGCGCTACAGAGTTCAGCAGGACGGGAAATTCTGATGACAGCGTCTCTTAGTGACATCCTCACTACCCAAAAGAACGGCGTTGTGGCTATCAACGGCCTATCGCAATCTAATTTGCGGGGTCAGGGTACGGTAACGTCTGCTACTGTTACGGGCAGTACCATCGTCTTTAGTGGCTCGGGCTATTTGGTCAGATATACGGTTGTTGTAGCGGGTTCTACCTCGGGGTTGATCAATAACGCCTCTGCCACAGTTGCCCCAGCGGCAACAAATGCTCTCTGTGCGACACCCAACACTGTCGGTATTTATCCTGTGGGAATGGTATTTACGAACGGCCTGACAATCGTTCCGGGGACTGGACAGTCCGTTAACGTCACCTACACTCCGGGGTAAATCATGCCACTGAAAAAAGGTTCTTCCCAAAAGACTATTAGTTCCAATATCAGCGAGCTGGTTCATTCTGGTCGTCCTCAGAAGCAAGCCATTGCTATTGCTTTGAAAACTGTTCGTGACGCTGCCCGTGCCAAACGGGCTTTTGGCGGTGAAGCACCTGCTTTTATGATGCGTGGACAAAGCCCGCAGTCCCATATTGGCGCTATCAGAAGCCCTGTTTCTGGCAGGACTGACCACCTGCCGATGCACGTTCCTTCTGGTGCGTATGTCATACCGGCTGACATTGTGTCATCTATGGGCGAAGGAAATACGGAAGCTGGATTCCGAATCCTTGATGCTGGCCTTGAGAAATATGGAAATGCCCCACAGGCTTATGCTAGAGGTGGTGGGAGTTCAGGTCCAAAGGTGCCAATCGTGGCAGCGGGTGGAGAATATGTCATTCCACCAGAAGTTGTCACAGCCATCGGAAAAGGCGATATTGAGGTTGGTCATGCCGAGCTTGATGATTTCGTCAAGAAAATGCGTAAACAGCTGATTAAGACCTTGCAAAAGTTGCCGGGTCCTAAAAAGGACTAGGGGGTAGTCCATGCAATTTGATGATCTTGGTGTTAGAATTGGGCAACCGGAAGAAGTTCATGAGATTATGGATTTAGCTTTGGCCGCTTGCTCAGAAAACGGGTTTGCTAACCCAAATCCGGTAAAGCTTTTAGGGCAAATTTGGTCTGCCCTAAACTTGGATAATGGCATTATGGGAATAATTGGGGAGCCGGGAAAACTTGAAGGCGGCATCCTACTCAGAGTTGCAGATGTATGGTATTCTGATGACAGGCTTCTGGAGGAAAAGGCAATTTTCATCCATCCTGACTACCGCAGCGCCAAGGGGGGCAGGGCTAGGCGGCTATGTGAGTTTGCCAAGCGTGCGTCAGTAATGTTGGAAGTTCCGCTCTTAATCGGGGTTCTTTCCAACGACAGGACGCGGGCTAAGGTCCGATTATACGAACGCCAGTTTGGGGATCAAACAGGGGCGTTCTTCCTCTATAATGGTCGCACAGGTTCCGTGCGAACGGCAGCGGAGTGACAGCATGGGTGGCGGTGGCGGCAAAGGCGGGACAACTGTCCAACAAACTACAATCCCGCCCGAGGTACTTGCTCGGTATAATGCGGTCAACGCTCGTGCCGAGGATGTCGCAGCCACGCCATTTCAAAGGTATGGCGGTCAATTTGTTGCTGGTCTGACACCAGAACAAAATACCGGCATCCAAAATGTCATGAATACGCAGGGCATGACAGACCCATTCTATGGTGCGTCTGCTGGTATGACACTTGGTGCAGCTCAACCCGTTGGTCCTCTGTCACAGAACCAAATTGGGTATTATCAAAACCCATTTACACAGGCCGTTGCAGCACCAACCTTTCAGGCTCTTCAACAGCAACAGGGTCAAGAACGCTCGGCTTTGGCCGGTAAGCAGATCATGTCAGGGGCTTTTGGCGGCGACCGTGCTGGCCTTGAGCGAGCAAACCTGTCCCGTCAGCAAACCCTTGGTACGGCTCAAGCATTGGCTCCAATCTACCAGCAGGGCTATAACACTGCGGTTCAGACAGCCCAAGGCCAACAGGGTATCATTGGGCAGGACTTAAATCGTCAGCTTCAGGCTGGCGCACAGATTGGTGCTCTTGGCACCAGTGCACAGCAATCTGCTCTTCAGTCGGCACAGGCCCAGATGGCGGCTGGCACGTTGCCACAGCAGACACAACAGGCCGATCTTACGGCAAACTATCAGCAGTTTCTGCAAGAACGTGGTTATCCATTCCAAGTTTCGCAGTTCCTTGCCAACATCGCTACTGGCACGGGTGCCTTGTCAGGTTCGACCACTCAAACAGGTCAACCATCGGCATTCTTCTCTGACGAGCGTGAAAAAACCAACATCAAGAGCCTTGGTGATGGTCTTTATGCTTATGACTATAAAGACGATGTCAAACGGGCCAAGAAAAATGGCGAGCCAATGGGTCCGAAACGTGTCGGTCCAATGGCGCAGGACATTGAAAAGAATGCCCCCGGCCTCGTCATGGATGTCAACGACCATAAAATTGTGACACCACAGAATGATAACAGCTTGGGCGGCGCAGTTTTGCGGGCGGGCGATTTCGCTCGTGGCGGGTATGCTGGCGGTAGCTCCGTATATGAGCCTATTGATTTTGGTTCCATCCTCGCTGCCCAGCAGGGATTTTTGCCGGGGATGGGCCAAAAAGGCCAAAAGCCGATTGGTCTTGCCATTCCGTCAGAAAAAATTGGCGGCGGTAAAACTATTTCGCCTCATACGCCCCCACCTAAGCGCGAGCCTACAATTAACGCTGAAAAGGCGGTATCTGGTGCACTTAAAGGCTATGAGCTTTACAAGGACCCTAAATTTTCTCCTTGGAAAGATGCCAAAGAAGCACTTGGTTTTGGTGACAAAACGGCGAGCACTCAAGTCACCAATAATCCTGCCAACGGCACTTCTACTGCCACAAGGGTCGCACCTACTAACAATCCAAACGTGGGTGTGAAGACACAACAACGTGCTGATATTCCATCTGAAAGGGCAACCCCCGTTGCCTTCAAAGGTTCGGGTGATAACGTCCCACCAGATGTGGCAGCAGCTCAAGCTATACTTCGTGAACGCATTCAAAATCGTGAGCAAGCGCAAGCGCAAGCGCAAGCGCAGCAACAGCCACAGCCGGAAGCTCCACAGCCGCCGCTTAATGCGATCCGTCAGAACGATCAAGCATTTACTAGGGTTGCGGGTGGCCCCGAGGACCAAAGTCTTGGCGATGCAGCCAAGAACCTGACTGATGGTATGGATCAGCCGCTTGGTCAGCTGGCTATGCTTAACGCCTCATTTGACACAGGTTCAGATTTTGGTGGCGGCGGCGGTGGCGAATTTTTTGGAGATGGTGGCGGCGGCGGTGGTTTTGGCGGCGACTTTGGTACGTTTGCTGCAAAGCGCGGCGGCGTTGTACCTCGTGGCCATTATGCTGGTAAGGGGTTTGTCACTCCGGGGTATGATCCTGAAGTCAATCCTAATGACATCATGGATACGACTGTTGAAAACGGCCAACAGGATACAGCCTCGCTTAAAGCTGAACAAAAAAGCTTGGAGCATCAGGCACCTAAAGAGAGCAAAGACAATACCGGCTCTTCTATTGGGAGTTTGATTGGCGCAGGTATTGGCACCATGTTCATGCCCGGTGCTGGCACCATGCTTGGCAGCATGGCAGGTGGCCTTGCGGGTAGCATGTTCAGAGAGGGTGGCCTTGTTCGTGAGCACCACGCTGGCAATGATGGCAATGTTGTCGATCCAGATCGCGCAGCTATCATAGATTCAATTCGTCAAGGGGCAGAGGCAGAAGGTGCACCTGAACTAACTGACTATCTGACAAAAGCCGCTGGCGCTGAAAGTTCGTTTAACCCACGGGCTGTCAATCCAAATACGAAGGCAACTGGTCTGCTCCAGATTAAGCCTGACACGTATTCTTGGGCTGGTGGTGAAGGTGACGCAACCGACCCTGTCAATAATGCTCGTGCTGGCGCTAAACTTACCAAGTGGAACCGCGAGCAGTTGCAGAAATATGGCCATGAGCCAACTGAGGGCAATACTTACCTTGCTCACTTCCTCGGACACCGTGGTGCCAAATGGGCCTTGGATAATCCTGACAGGCCATTGGCTGAAACTCATCCGGGTTGGGAAAAGGTTGCTGCTGCAAACAATATCCCCGGCATTGCTGACTGGACCGGCAAAGATGCTGCTGATTGGGCTGATGCCAAAATCAATGGCAAGGCTCCACCAGAAGGCTCTCGTCGTCCCGGCGTGAAACAGACAGATTACAGCGGGTCTTCGCCGCAGTTTGCTTCACTCGGTGATGTGGCACGTTCTGTCTTGCCAGAGTCTGTGCCAACTTCTGAGAACTTCTGGGTTCCAACTCTGTCATTCCTTGGCGGCATGCTGGCATCGCCATCTCCCAAGCTACTTGGGGCTGTCGGCTCTGGTCTTGTTTCCGGTGTTCAAGGATATTCCGGTCTGCGGCAGCAGCAGCAGGAAGACATCAAGAACATTATGAGCATTGTAGATAAGCAGTATAAGCGGAGCTACAATGAAGACACGGGAGAGTTCGAGTTTACCGACCGTTTCGGTGCAAAGGTTTCACCTTCTGATGCACAGGTTGGCGTCGCTCGCCTAATCTTGGGCCAAGGTCTTGACCCACGCACCTATGGCATCCCGGCTGAAGCAGTTGCTAAAGCCAAGTCCCTTATGTCTGGCACTGCAAAGACCGCAGATGCTTCAACAAAAGTGGCTACCGATCTGGCGAAGACAATCAATGCGCCAGCTGCAAAAACAACAACGCAACCACAAGAGGGTGTTGTTAAAGAACAGCCTACCGTTGCCCCAGTTCCTACTGAAGAAGAATTGCTCAATATGAGCAAGCTTGAGCAGATCAAAACCATCACCTCTAACCCAGAGCTTAGAAAGCAATATGGGTTAAAGGATAGCGACGACATTGTTGCTATGGATGGGCAGATGCAGAAGCTTCAAAGGGCTATTAAGGTCTATGGCGATTCAGGCGACTCTGCTGCTCAAGACGCTGCGGTAAAACGCTATGAGATTTTGAAGCAAAAAAGAGATCAAACCATTGAGCGTGCCACAAACATTTTGACTAGCAAGTCTGAGCAATACGCAAAAGACACGATGAAGTCGCTGGACGATTTTGACTCAAAACGCGCTGAACGTAGCAATACGTTTGATAGCGAACGGTCTCGTATGATTCAGTTGTCATCTATCTTGTCGCAAACCGCAACAGGCAACCCCAAGCAGTTTATGGGGCTTTTGAGCCAATGGCTGAAAGAAGCTGGTGTTCCTACTGACGCAATTAAAGACGCTGAAAATGCTGGCCTTGATCAGATTACTAAACTGGTCAACGACCGCATCTACGCGACCATGACAGCGCAAAACCTTATTCGTGCACCAGCCTCCGTGGCGACTGGCCTGTCCAAAACACAGCCAAATGTGGCTGCTGTTCCGGGTGCAACCAAACCGCTCGTGGCACGTATTCTGGCAGAAATGGAAATCTCTCGCGAACGTGATCAAGCGTATGCCAGCGGGAAAGACCCTGTGACAGGCAAGCCTTATTATGGCACCAATCCTCGTCGCTTTGAGGAACGCTATAATAACCAGTCAGACCAGCAGAAAAAGTTGGATACCAAGATCGCCAAGTATTTGACAGAGCTTCCCGATCCAAAGGGCGTCACGCCAGAGGACAAGAAGAACTGGTATACGACGTGGGGCCAGTATGGTTATGATCCAACCGTTGCTGTCCAAAGCCGCGCTGGCCAATCTGCCGCTCCAGTCTCTGGTCAAACATCAACTGGCGTTCCGTTCAGTACGGATGTCCCATTTAAGGTGGTGCAATAATGCCTATTCTTGAAATTGGTGGGCAACGTGTTCAGGTTGGTGACGAATTTCTTCAATTAAAAACTGAAGAACAGCAACAAACTGTCAACGAAATCGCGTCAAAGATTGGGATAACTCCGGCTAAGGAAGCTGCGATTACGCCCGGTCAGGTACAGCGCCAAGAGGACGTTGAAAGGGTTGCTGCCCAGCGCAGTGTCAGCCCGGAGGTTGGCAAGTATACCGATCCTGCTAAGGCATTTGGTTATGGTTTTGCAAATACGCTCGGGTTCAATATTCCATCCCATGCCATAGCGTTTGCTGAGTCTCTCGGTTCGGACAAGCCCTACAAAGAAGTTTACGACAAGCAAAAAGAATACGAGCACTCTCTTCAGCGTCTTAATCCTGAAGCCGAATTAGCTGGAACACTTACTGGCCTTGGCGCTGGCCTTGTAGTCCCGGGCGGGGCTGCTTTGGCTGCTCCTGCCATGGCGGCTAGGGCGGCAACTGCTGCTCGCTATGGGGTTAGTGCTGGTCGGGCCGCTGAAATTGCCGCTGCGGGTGGAACCGGCGCAGTTGTCTCTGCTGGCTCGCGTGCCATTGAGACTTTGGACCCAATGTCCAAAGATACTTTGGAGGCTGCTCTCATTGGTCTTGGTATGGGTTCTGCCGCGCAATATGCACTGCCAAAACTGGCTAATATGTTTCAGCGCAAAGATATGTTCTTTGACAAGTCTGGAAACCTAACTGAAAAGGGTAGCCAATACCTCGAAGGCGCGTTTGGCAAAACTTTTACTGCGGAAGAAATTGCTTCCCTGAAGCCTCATCTTGAGTCTGTGGCCAAGCAAAAGGGTGCGTCTGTTGAGTCCGCTCGCGAGGCACTGTTAAAAGAACAGGGAATTGAAGCCCCAACCCGTAGCATGACAACCGGCGAAAAGCCGTTGCCAGCTGCCGCTGAAGTGGCTGAAACTGGCATGGCAAAGGCTGAAGATGTTCTGTCACAGAAAGCAGAGCAGCTGGTTGGTAAGCCGCCCGAAAGGACAGCTATTGCTGAAGCTTTGTCGGAAAAGGGTATTTCGGACACGGAAAGAGCTAGTCGTCAGTTTGAGAAATCCAAACGTATTCCGGGTGATGTCTCGGAAGACTTTCGTATGGCTAAAGTTGGTGAGGGTGGCCCCGGTAAAATACCGGAAATTCAGCCTCCTATTGTCATGCAGCGCATTCAGGAAACTCTTCAGCAAAAAGGGGTTCCAACTACATTTGAGGCAACAGAGGCTTACCCGCAAGCTGGTAAAGCTCTCAAATACCTCGAAAACAATCTACTTGCGGGTAACTATCCGTATGGCGGCAAGCTGAACATGAAGAATGTTGAGGCTATCCATCAGGACCTCAATGAGTTTTGGTTTGCTGCGCGTGGTTCTGCCAAGGATCAGCGTGCCGTGTCAGCTATTACAGATGGGTATGAAAAAGCTATCAAAGAGGCGCTAATTGACCCTGCGCTTTTTACAGGTGATGGCGCAAAGGCGATCAAAGAAGTCGAAAAAGCCCGCAAGATGTGGAAGGATATGAAAGATACCTTCTATAGCCCTTATGGTGCTGCAAAAAGTGACTTCAATAAAACAATGGCTGCACTTGTTGATCAATCAACGGGACGCCTATCTGAGAATTTGCAGCAAGGCGCTTATGACACGGCACAAGCTGCTATCAACGCTGGTTTGATCAACCGTCAGTCTGGCTCGGCCTTCTATGACAGGTTAGAGCGTGCCTTGGGCAAGAATAGCGAAGCCATGCAGATGGTGCGTGACCAAGTGCGTGCCATCGCCTTAAATGCTGGTACACGGATTGATGGTAAGCCAAACCTTCAAGGTCTACCTAAGAAGATTGATGATTTCCTTAGAGATCATCCTGACTTGGCGCAGAAGGTTTTTACAGGCCAAAATAGCCAGCCTTCCATTACCGAGTTAAAAAAACTTTCTTCGTCGTTGAAGATCATCAATGGCTACAAGGTCGGAAACGAGCAAAAAGAAAGTCTAGCCATCAAGGCAGCTTCCAATATCAGCTCAATGATGATGGGTTTGCTTGCTGCACAAGCCAAGGGTCCTATTGCTGGATTTCTGGCTTACGAAGGCTCTGAAGCCACACGAGCTGCTGGCCGTGGACTTCTTGGATTCCAGAAGAAGGCTATTGAGTCTGCTGGTGCACCCAAATACAAGCCGGAATCTCAATGGATTAAGGGCCGCTCAATTCGCCCATCCGCCAATCCGGTTGAGGCTGGCTTCGCACAGCCATCGAATCTCCCTTTCATGCCACGGAACATTTCCCGTGAAGAAGAGACAGGTTATGGACCACCTACAAAGTTGCCCCCGTTGACCATTCCGGGACCCGGCAATCGTGTTGGCCGTGCTTCTGGTGGCAGGATTTCTGACAGCTTGATGGCGGATATTGAACGCGCCAAAAAGCAGGTTAATAATAGCACAAAGGTTCTCCTGAAAGCCGATGACAGCCATGTGGCCAAGGCTCTTGAGATCGCCAACCAAAACTCTGAGGGCTGACAATGGCATCGTCATATACGACAAACAAGACCCTAGAGAAGCCAGCCAACGGCGATTACGTTGATACATGGAATATCCCTGTCAACGGCGATATGAACATTATTGACCAAGCTTTTGGCGGCACAACCAGCCTGAACGCTACGGGCGGTTCAGCCACCCTGTCAGTCAGCCAGTATCGGTCCCTGATTCTCCAGATCAGTGGGGCCATCTCAGCCGATGTGACGTACACGATCCCGATTGGCGTGGGTGGGCAGTGGCTGGTTTACGACACGACGACAACTTCTGTCACAGCCGTTGTGAAGATTGCCTCTGGTGGGGCTGGAACGGTAGCTACCTGTCAGCGGAACGCTTACATTTTGGTGGGTTGTGACGGCACAAATTGTTGGGTAGTTTCGTCCTCTGCCAATGTTCCCACAGGCGGTGGCACCAACAAAGCATTTTACTTGAATGACATCACGATCACGGACAGTTATACTGTCCCGGTTGGATCAAATGCGATGACCGCTGGCCCTGTCACAATTAACGCGGGTGTCACGGTTACTGTATCGGCTGGCAGCTACTGGAGCATTGTCTGATGCCTATTGCACTTAAATCTTCTGGTGGCGGCTCCGTCACGGTCACGGTGCCTTCAACGGCATCTACCTTTACGTTGACCCTGCCAGCATCTACTGGCACGGCATTGACGGACGCTGCGGCTGTCACGGTAGCACAGGGCGGCACGGGCCTTGCCACACTGACTGCCAACAACGTCCTTCTGGGCAATGGCACGGGAACGCCTCAGTTTGTAGCTCCCGGCACGACCGGCAACGTCCTGACCAGCAATGGCACGACTTGGTCAAGCACGGCGGCGGCGACAAGTGTCATTAACTTTCAAACTTTTACATCGTCCGGCACTTGGACCAAGCCTTCTGGATATAGCGCATCAAGCCGTGTGCTGATTGAGGCATGGGGGGCTGGTGGTTCTGGTGGTAAATCGGGCGGCATGGGCGGCGGTGGCGGCGGCTATAATTACCGTTGGCTTACCTTATCTCAACTTGGCGCAACCGAAACAATTACGGTCGGTGCTGGTGGTGCTGGCAAAACAGCCGGTGGTAACGGAAATACAGGTGGGACAACAACTGTTGGCTCATTAGTTTCTGCTTATGGCGGGGGCGGTGGAAATGGTACAAACAGTTCCGTCACACAAGGCGGCGGTGGCGGCGGTCAACTTAGTGCGGGGGCTGTTGGAACCGCCGCAGGTGACAACTCTGGAACGCTTCCCGGTAAGCCTTACGTTATGGTCTACGTGGATAGCACTAATTTTTTCTGTTACTATCAAGGAGGTACAGCGCCTCTTGCACCCGCTGCGGGCTTTGTTGATGCTTTATATCATGGTGGTGGTGGCGGCAGTGGTAATCTGGCTACAACAGCGGCAGGAAAATCTGTTTGGGGCGGCGGCGGTGGCGGCGCTTATACGTTAAATACAACTGCTGGCACTTCTCAATATGCAGGGTCTGGCGGCGCGGGCAGCAGTGCTAGTAGCGGCACGGCTGGCACAGCACCCGCTGGCGGTGGTGGTGGAACCAACAGTGGCACAACATCAGGTGCTGGCGGCGATGGTCAAGTTTACATAACAGTCTTCCCGGCGTAAGGAGATAAAAGAATGTCAACATACGCTGTTGTTCAAAACTCCAATAACATCTGCGATAACGTAATCCTCTGGGATGACACGCAGGGTTCATGGACGCCCCCCGCAGACCATTACACGGTTAACATTGATGGTCAGGATGTTGGCATTGGCTATTATTACGATCAGTTCACACAGACTTGGACCGCGCCTCCCATAGTGATGGCATCATTCAGCCCAAGCCCGATCTTCTTGAGCCAGACAACAGCGCTGACTTGGACAACTGAGAACGCGATAAGCGTGACGGTTGCAGGTGCGGTTGCTGCCCTCAATGGATCGCAAGATTTTACACCTGACAAGATCGGCAAGTTCAGCGTGACTGTGACAGCTACTGGATTGGCTGGCACGACCTCAATGACAGCCACAGTCAATGTTGTCGCCACTCAAGCTGAATTGGTGAACTAAGATGTCAACATTAAAAACCATTAACATCATCCACCCATCAGGCTCCACGAATAACATCGTGAATGATGCCAGCGGGAATATTACGGTTGGAGCTGCGGCTACTGTAACAAATTATCTTGTTCGTGGTGCGCCGATTACAAAGACAGTTAGTTTTACGCTTGCAGTTACAGAAAACTGGCTCATCTGCAACGGATCCGGCTCTATTACTGTGACATTTCCATCAGCGGCATCATTTACGGGACGTGAAGTTTTTATTAAAACAATCGCGGCTCAAACAGTTGTTTCCGCATCTTCAAATGTTGTCCCGTTAGTTGGTGGTTCCGCTGGCACTGCTATTTTGGCAGCAACGGCTGGCAAATGGGCAACCCTTGTCAGTGACGGTACTAACTGGATCATTGTACAGGCCGCGTAAGGTAAAACATGGCAATCATCCTCAACGGCGCTACCGGCGTAACAGGAAATATCACACCTCCTGCGGGGACGACCACTCTTGCGCCGATGACATTTACGTCTGGCACGAACCTGACATCAGCCGCTGCTGGTTCAATGGAGTATGACGGCAAGGTTCCGTATTTCACTCCACAGGGTACGCAGCGCGGTGTGATGCCGGGTATGCAGTTCTATGAACTGAACTCTACGTTGGCGCTGTCATCTAGCACTTCAGCACAGGCTTGGCTGGGCGTTGGCTGCACTCTCAGTGCTAATACCGTGTACGCTTTTGAAGGTATGTGGCCGGTTATCAAAACTACGACATCTGCTTCTCACACAATTGGCAGTAGTTTTGGTGGAACAGCAACGCTAAATAACATCGGATATTATCAATCAATTTATTTTGACACAGCCGGTTTTGCGACAGCAAATCAAACAACCCGAAATGCTTGGATCAATACTGCTGCCAACACTACAACAGGAACAGCGTCTACATCCGCTACCAACTATCAGTTTTGGTATTTTAACGGATATGTTTCTGTCAATGCCGGTGGGACATTTATCCCTCAAGTAACAATTTCTGCTTTGGGTCCAATTTATACGGGCCAGATCGGCACCAATTTTCGTATTTACCCGATCAGTGCCGCTGGCGCTAACGTCAACGTGGGAACGTGGGCTTAATCCACTAAGCCCTTAAACAACCGTGACAAGAGCGTATCCCTGCCAAGCAGGAAGTCCTCATCCACGCCGTCCAAATGCCCCTTCCAATACGTCTCATAGATATGGACGCCATAGGCATTGCCGATGCGCTGTAGGCTTTCTTCAATCTGGCTGGGTTCTTCCTCCAGAAAGTAATTGCGCTTGAGGTCTAGCGGGAAGAAGTGCGTTTGATCCATCACGCGGACCAGATCAGGGTATTTCTTGGATAGCTCTACCGGCAACACAACTGCATGGTAGGCCCATATAGGCGATTTCATGGCTACTGGCAGGGCATTGTGCCAATGCTGTAAAAAAGGTGAATCTGGGGCTGTGAAGATAATCCCGTTGGCTATGGAGCTTGGCGACTCCTCAAAGAGGGTCAGCGGCTCATTCAACAATGGGTCAATAGACCTTAGTAGTATGAGGTCGGTATCTAAAAAGATGCCCCCGTGCGCGATCAGGATTTCCATACGTAGGACATCAGACTGGTATTGAACGTAGTTTATCGGCGTTCCGTTAATGAAGTCGGGTGCATTTACAGAACGAACTTCAAAGTAAAAAGACGCCTTGTCCCACCAGCGGTTACCTTGTGGCGGCTCATCGGTCCACATGATGATCTTGTCTGGCTTCTGGTGCTTAGAAGCTGACAGCACTGTTAGGTAGTTAATATATGAAAACTCACGGGATTTTGGTCCCGTGAGCCATATAAAGTGGATAATATTAGGGACTATCATGACGCATAGCCCTTTTTATCTTTTCACGGGCTACAGATGCGGCGATGGGGTCTGGGTTTAATGTCAGATACTTTTCGCCAGTTTTAGCATCCTCATAGACATCAAGGTAGCATGCTAAATGATGGTCTGGACGAGCTGTAAAGATAAGATCGCCTTCACCATCCTCGTAACAATATCCGCACTCACTATCCATTTCTTTTCGGCGCATCCAACCGAAAGACCAGTGCCAGCCTGATTTAACGTACATATCTTGGTTGAGCATAATTATGTTCCTTATTTTTTTCTCTATCTGCGTATTTTGTATAGCAAATCTTATGATGGCTTTCGCAGTATGAACTACCTCTTCTTTGAGGTTGATTGCAAAATAAGTAATCCTTTGAGCTGCCACCAGAAATCGAATAGCGACATGAGTCAAAGTTAAGACCAAAAATTCCGACAGACTTTCTTTCTTCTGGTGATTTAAGCTCACACGTAGATTCCATGAAATACAAAAGAGGCATCTCTGGCTCTAAAGTATCAAGTTCTGCACCTTTAGCAATCTGCTGGTTTCGGGTTTTTGTTTTAGCCATGACAATCAACGCTGTGTCACGGGACTTTTTTGTTTTGTAGTCAATTACACCTGCTTGGCGAAACCTATATAGTTTTCCCATGACAGCGTTTCGTGTCAAGCTAAGTTGTTTAGCTATGTCACCGCTTGTCCATCCTTGCTTCCAAAGCTGTAATATTCTTTGATTTACTGTGAGCATAATGATCTCCATGAATTTTGGATGGCGACCGTACCGACAGCCGCCACCCTACTCATTCACGCTTACTCAGCACTATTTGTTTTTAGCTCAGTTGGTATTGGAGCCGTAAATTCTACCTGTTGTCCGACCTTTGGGTATTCGTCCTTTTTGACAGGCGCAAACTTGCGAGCCAAAGCAGCAATGTCATCTTCGACCGCTGCCTCTACGGAAGCCCGTAAACCGGCAAATTGACCGCTGAAGGCAAGATAGTTAATGCCGTCAACGTAGTGGTCAGCGTTGGTACGGTTTTCCTGCAACCTACCAAGCTTTGTACAATGAAGGATCATTGCCACATCATATGGTGAGATTGTCTTGTTAAGAATGATGCTTGACAGCTGACTAATGCGACCAAAGCAATCTTCTTCAGGGCCGTATTGGGCGGCGCGGTCCTTGAGTATTCCTACCGCGGAACTCAAAACTTCTTTGTGATTCATCGTTCTCTTCCTCTAGTTCTATAAATTCGGCAACTTTGCCTACATGTGACGTATTTAAGATAATTTCGCCGCGGTCTTCCCATATACCAGAACCAGTATAAGGGTCTTTGCGACGATACCATTGGGTTCCCAAAATGAACTCGTAATCGTTTAGCATTTTCCAAAAATCTAAAACGCTTTCGACTCCTTGGACCCCAAGGGTTACTTGATGCACAAGTCTTCCTTCGAAGCTTGGCATGTTAAGGGTGATCAGAAATCTCAAGGCTCTCTCCTGACCACGGTTCCGTCCATCTTCCTTTTCCATTTGGAATGCTTCCCTCCCGGTAACGGACTTTTGGACTTCAGTTCAGCACCGATATGACGCTGGTGGATTCTTTTCACTTTAGCTATCAGTGGCATGTCTATTGTAGCAGTGTGTTTACGATGACAAGTGCGATGAGCGACAAGCCAATTAGTGGCATCGTCAACGCCTCCGGTTTCAAGTGGTATTTCATGCGATACATCCCAATCTTGTCCCGGGATAACTTTCATTTTGCACATGTGACATACGCCACCGTGCCTCATGAAAATGTCAGCCCTCATTTTTGCTGTAATTCTAACTCGTTTCATTGAAGAGATTCATCCTCTTCGTCTTCATCTTCGTCATCAACCATGTTATTTACAAGGGAGTATGACATAACCATACTGATAAATATCCGTGTCATTTCAGAAATGACTTCTACTTGATATTCGTGACAGTCAGAAATTTCACGCGTCATGACTGTTTGAAGAATGGCTAGTTTTTCATTATATTCCAAACCGCTAATAGTTTCTTGAATAGCGGAGGAAATTTTTTCTAAATTGTTTGCACGTTTAAGGCTTTCTTCGAAATCTTCATTACCCATTGTCCGTCTCCGTATCTGCCCATACGCGTAACCGCTCTTGCGGAACTACGTAGGCTGGCTCTTTGCCATTTTTAAGATCAGTTAGATTTGCTTCGTCGTATAAATCTGATGCTTTACAAAAGCCCGGAAAACTTACCACGTTTCCAGTTAGAATGGCTAGAGCAAACACATCTACATCAGGGTTTTTCTTTGCCCGTGCAACCAACTGGCCGCGAGGAAGTATGGTTGTTTTTATGTCAATCCTTACGCCCTTGTACGTGCAATCAAAGGAACCGCTTCTTGGGGATATGCTGAAGTCAAAGAATATGTTGTGCATTTTGCAAAAAGCATATTCTCCGACAACTCCCCATTCGTCGGTATCCCACGGATCTTGCTTACCCATCTGCATGTCATTGACCTTGAAGTTACGATTTGACATGGTTCTCATATTTCCAATGAGGCGGCATGTCATCATTTCACCATTCGTCAATGTTACCTGTTTCATTATTGTAGCTCTTTATTGTCTTGGTTCATTAAGAAACCAATCATAACGGAAGTAAAAGCCGAAACACCTATTGCGGCATCTTTTGGGTTGGGGGCCGACGTTGCCATGATAGAAAGAAAAGCAACCGCAAGCACTGCTGCGCCTTCGAATGTTTCCATGCCATCCACGCACCCAAGTATTTCGTCTAACTTTTCATCTTTAACAGTCATGAATTTTTCTTGTGCAAGTTTAAGAATTTCATAATCTGTCATTGTGGGGTAGGTTTCCTTCATAATCTCATCTCCGCTCTCTTAGTTGCTTCCATTGACTGCCATTCGTGAAATTTCATTCTGATATATTCTAGCTTCACTTTGAGAAGCGCAGCTTTTTCCCGCGCCTCTACCATTTTTGTAAGGAACTCACGCCATTCATTAGACGCTTTGACATTCATTTCAGCGCGACTGACCGGCATGTCACCCTGTGACAACATGAGGCGAGCCAAAACAGCCGACTTTGTTTCCTCCAGCAAAGAGGCAGCTGCGTCAGCATCGACCCATGATTTTGCTATTACACGGTATTGTTCCGAAAGCGGAGCATCGTCTGTCATGGCTTACACCTCAAAAAGGAATATCGTCGTCACTCAACGTGCGGGTAGGCTTATCCTCCAAAGGTTTCTGCTCCTTTGGCTGGATATTAAAGCTGAATGTAATACTGCCATCGTCACGCACCTTACGCCAAATGGCGATGCGAACGATCTCGCCATTGTACATGCCATCACCTGTTAGGTCCGGCTTCTTGTCACCATCTTCCTTAAAACGATTCTTTCGGAAAGAACCCCAACCTTCACGATGTTCGTATGCCATTACTCGTTCTCCTTTTGGTAAACGCAGGTTAATTTAGATATTTTCTCGTCAATCTCTGACAAAAACTTTTCTACTTCACGTTCAAGGTCCATGATTGTATCATCAGACCGCTCCCACCGTTCAATGAAGAGCTGCATGCCTTCTGGCATACGTGGATCATAACTAACAAAATCGCACCACAAAGCACCCGTACAGGCCATCTGCCATTGCATTTGGTAAAGGTATTTCAGTGGCACGGTCTTTGACAGAAGTATCTCAATATGAGTTGACGTGTTTGGGCATTTGATCTCAACAAGCCCCTCTTCACCAATCAGGCCATCAGGGCTTGCTCCTGCCATTTCAATGTTGGGATGAGGGACGAACCCGACCTCTTCGACAAGAACCCCCATACGAGCTTCGTATGCAGACCTAGCCATCGGTTCAGTATTCGTCCCCCACGCCATCGCAGCTGTCTGGAAGAAGTCCCCTTGTCTTCCTGTCAGACGCTCTACGATCAGTTCTGCGGCGTAGTTTTGCCGCGAAGTGCTATAACCTGTTTTGGTCTTTGATGTTACGTCAGAGACACGTGACGCCGTAACCTTACCAAGGCGTATGGCGTACCATTCTGGGCTACGCTGTTCCATATTTTGTCTCCCAATAAAGTGCTTCTGGTTTGCATCTTCCATCTTCATCACGATGAACGCGGCAAAACTCTTTGTATGAAGAGCCATCAACGGGGTCGATAAAGACAAGCTTTGGATTGTTGCAGAGGTATTTGCGATGCGTCATGCTTAAAGACGTATGCTCCACGATCATTTCGCAATGTACGCAATCAATGCAAATCTTTTTCACAGGCGGTTCGTCGCCGCCCATGAGTATTTGTGCTTGCTGCATGGCAGCGAAAAGCTCTGACATCTTGCTCATTTCTTTTCTACCTTGTCAGCAGCAGTCGCCTTGGTCTTTAAGGCAGCTTTGAGTTCGGTTGGGAGAGCATTGCGCTGATCTTCAGTGAGCTTCTGATACCATTCGCTCAAAGACCTCATGCCGTCTTGGCTTGCACTAAGACCGGCATCCATCAAGCTATCAATATCAATGTCAACCTTACGCTTTGGCGGTGCTGGTCCACCCTTCTCGACGGCAGAATTGCCGTCATCATCTTCTGTTGCGATACACAAAAGGGCCATAAGCCCATACCGACGGCCATAGGAGATCGCACTACCGACACCGTGGGCGTCCCATTTTGTCACGGGGATAAATACATTCTCGCTGATCCACTCACCGGATTTGTGAACGATCATCGTTTCAACCTCAATGCCACCGTCAGCACGGCGTGGCCCCTGCACGACAGCCAAACCGGCTCTGGTTAGTGGGTCACGAATGACAGCGCGAACCGCAGCTAGGTCAGCGTATTTGCTTTTGAAAGCGGGATTGAGGCCCGTCTTGGTGGCATCCTCAATCTCAGACTGTGCTTGGCAGATAGCTGTTGCAAGATGTGTAATGCTTTCGGTCATTTTCATCGTAGTGTTCCTTAATGGTTGTTTTCATATTCTTCGACGCAGCATCGCGTAATATCGTTCATAATCCACTTATCTGCTTCGATTATCTTAATCAGCGCGATCTCAAACAAAGCTGGGATCATGCAGTTTGACTTGCCATTGGCAGGGAATGCAATACCGGAGATCACCGGCTCGTTCCTCACGATATCAATGTCGAGTACGCATTCAACGATCATAATACCTTTCATGCCCGCAGGATCATACTCCTCAAGCGCGTAGGTAATCGGGTCGAGTTTAGGCTCTTTGAAATCAGGGTCATTGGGGTTCATTTGTCTTACTCCCGTATCAGGGTAGGCAATACATATCCTGCCCGGGCAGATAAATCAAGCCCCTCTTGACTTTTTCTTTTCGTATGGCAATATGTCGGGCATGAGACACGATAGAGATAAGATGCTTATGGCGGTTCTTAAAGAGTTCGGTTCAGCATCAGAGCTGGCCAGCTTCTTGGAGCTATCGCCGCAGACCATTTCTGGCTGGAAAAAGATTCCGGTTCAATATATCCGTGCCATATCTGCTAAAACCGGCATAGATGCCCATGACATACGTCCTGACTACTACGTTGAAACATATTGGTCTCTTGGCAAAAATACGAATGAGATCGCATTTTTGATGCGTTTGTCAGAATCGGAAGTTTACAAGCTTCTGGTGCGTATGTTGGAGCAAAAAAGGTCGAAGAGTGATGATACGGATTGTTCTCCCCTTTCCCCCCAGTGTTAACCGTCTTTGGCGAACCACCAAAAGCGGTGGCGTTTACAGTTCTAAGGAATACAAAGACTGGGCGATGCACACAGGGTGGGTTTTGGCAGGGCAACTCAACGGAAAGAGTATCAAGGGGAAGTATACGTTGGAGATCAATGCTGTGAAGCCTGATAAGCGGCGGCGTGATCTGGGTAACTTAGAAAAAGCTATCAGTGACATTTTGGAAAAATGCGGTGTCATTGAAAATGATTATCTGTGTCAGGAGATACACCTGAAATGGGTTCCAACAGGCCCACAATGTGAAATTATCGTAAGGGAATATACCGATGACGAAGGACGAACAGATTAAGATTTTACTGGCAGCTCTACAGGAATGCCAAGAATACTTCGATGAGAGTTCAGACGTAGTGGACGGCGACGATGGTCAGCCAGAGCCAAATGAAGAAATGTATATGTCTATGATGATTGATAGTGCGTTGAAGGAGGCGGGCATCTAATGGTTTACGCTGACAAACGGCCACATCTTTTCCGGCTTGACCTAAAAATCCTTGATGCTGTTGATCCAGAAGATTGGAAATCAACTTGGCAGAGCATGAAAGACATGGACCTTTTGAGGGACCCATTTGATTATTATGTCATTGAATGCTCGCTTGCTTTTGTAGACAGGTTTGTCTGCGAAATGATTAAAACAGACGACATTATGACACTTGACGAAAAAAACACAGCTGGCAGCACTACAATGCTTTTCCAATATAAAGTGGAAGATGACGAAACCTCTTTAGATATAATCATGGATACGGTCCGCGGTAAAATTGTCATGTCGAGTATCTCAAATGACCGCATCAACAAGAAAACCAAAGAGTGTTTTTTTAGTATTGGCCAGCTTTTACGAAACTTTTTATTTGTCATGCTTGCTATAAAAAACACTGACAAGCAAACGGTTAAAAATACACTTTCATCAGCAAAAAACCGTGTCCGTAAAGATGCCAAATATTATTGCGAAACAACCACAATCAAGATTGGGCAGATTACAGAGAACTATAAATCAAACGGTAGTGGCGGTGGCACAATACGTCCACATATGCGACGTGGCCATATCCGAATGCAGCACTATGGCAAGAACAATGAAGAGACCAAAAAGATTTTCATTCAGCCAGTCTTTGTAAATGCTGACGAAGGATGGATTGCTAAACAGAAGAACTATCGGGTGACAGCCTGATGGGTAAACGATCTGACTTTGAACGGAAGAAGCTCGACTTTTATCCAACCCCAGCGGAAGCCATCCTGCCATTACTTCCTCATGTCAGTAGGGGGCTTACATTCTGCGAGCCGTGTGCTGGCGATGGTGCCTTGATTAGCCATTTGCGTGAGGCCAGACTGTCTTGCGTTGCTGCTTACGATGTCGAGCCAAGACAGGATTGGATCATCCGTCATGATGCGTCCTTCCTACTAGAAAGTCATGTCAACGGTGCAGAAGCCATCATCACTAACCCGCCGTGGGATAGGGTGCCTTTACACCAGATCATTGAACGCTGCTCCATGATTAGGCCGACATGGTTGCTGTTCGATGCTGATTGGATGCACACCAAGCAAGCCACCGCGTACCTCGGTATATGTCATGTCATTGTGTCAGTTGGCCGGGTGAAGTGGATGGAGGGTTCAAGCAGTACCGGGATGGATAACTGCTGTTGGTATTTGTTTGACAGCCGTTCGAAGCCAACCCAGACACGTTTTGTGGGACGATGATGACAAAAGTGAGCATCGACAAGCAAGTGGAAGAGATGGAATATCTCGTCAAGAACCATGAAAGCTATTTAAGGGTTTGCCGCCGAATGGTGGAGGAGAACCAGCGACCCGTTGAAGTTATGGAAGACGTAGAAAGGCGATTGCCCTACGTAAAGGCCATTTTGTCAACGCTGAAATGGTTACAAGAAAATCGCGACGCAGTAATTACTGCCAAGATGACAGGAAATAAATTATGAACAACGATCAGATCATGGCAAATAAACTTTTAGAGGCTGTAAATAGTTTAGGTTTGCAACGTGCTGATATTGCTGATTATTTAGGGATTAGCGAGCGAACTCTGTATCGTTGGATCAGCGGCGATAGCACCTTCCCACGAATGGTGTTTATTGCCTTGGCTGTGTTTGATCAGTTTGAAGAAGCAGAAGAAATAGAGTAATATCTATAAACGCGAAACCCCAGAGGGAACGACACCTCTGGGGCTTCTAATCAACATCGCGGGTCACATCGCGAGTTGGACTTAACGTGATAATTATCCGTTTTTGTCTGATTTTGCAAGTGGCCCCTACATATGGTGGTCACATTGTCATTCCAAGCTATGTCTTGGGCTTTGAAGCAGCCCGTCAAAACGGCAGAAAAGCTTCTTCTCCTTGTCATTGCCAATTACGCCGACGAGCAGGGCCGTGCTTGGCCGTCTGTCGAGACGCTGGCCCGTGACACAGGCATGTCCCGTACATCGGTCAAACGGACCATGAAGAAGCTGGAAGACACTGGGTTCATCCGGCGGCAGAAGCGCGTCAAGGGCTACCTGCAAACGTCCAATCTTTACACACTCAAGGGCGGCTTTTCCTAGGGGGTCCAATTTGGACCTCTAGGGGGTTCAATTTGGACCCCAATCCTATCAGATATCTTCTAGTAGTACCTACCAAGGAAGTAACTAATGATACTTAGAGATTATCAGACTGCTGTTATAGAGAACCTAAGAGAGGCTCTAGTTACCGGAAGCATGAGGCCGGTCATCCAAGCACCGACTGGCGCTGGCAAGACGGTCATCGCTGCCGCCATCGTCAATATGGCCCGTGACAAGGGCAAGAAAGTTCTGTTCTGCGTCCCGTCAATCTCTTTGATCGACCAGACTGTGGAACGGTTCCGGCAGAACGGGATTTGGGACGTAGGGGTCATACAGGCCCAACATGAGCTGACAGACACAAGTCAGCCCGTCCAAGTCTGCTCCATCCAGACCTTGGCCCGTCGAAATATACCTCAAGCCGATTTGGTCATCGTGGATGAGTGCCACGTGATGTTTAAGCTCTACGACCGATGGATGAACCATCCTGACTGGCAGAATGTCAGATTTGTGGGTTTGACAGCAACCCCTTGGGCCAAAGGAATGGCCGCTAATGGCCGATGGGACAAGCTTGTCATCGGGACGACCACCAAGGAGCTGATTGATAAAAAGCACCTGTCAGACTTCAAGGTCTATGCCCCAGCCCATCCTGATCTGTCTGGCGTCAAAATGCAGCTAGGAGACTACGAGCTTAAAAGCTTGGCCGCTGCCATGAACAAGGGCAAGCTGGTTGCGGATATCATCACGACGTGGGTTGAGCGGGGGCAGGATAGGTCAACCATTTGTTTCGCTGTTGACCGACTTCACGCAAAGACAATTCAGAAAGGGTTCATCGAAGCCGGTATCAAGGCAGAGTACATGGATGCCTTTACCAACCTTCAAGACCGAGCCGAGATCATTGACCGATTCCAAAAAGGTGAAGTGAAGATCATCTGCAACGTAGGTGTTCTGACGACCGGCTTCGATGCTGATGTCAGGTGCATCATTCTGGCTCGACCGACCAAATCCGAAATCCTCTACGTGCAGATGATCGGGCGGGGTTTGCGTACAGCTGATGGCAAGGATCATTGTTTGATCTTGGACCATTCTGACACAACGATCAGGCTTGGCTTTGTGACCGATATTCACTCTGACCAACTTGACGACGGCAAGCCAAAGAAGAAGGAGTCCAAGCCCCGAGTTCTGCTGCCAAAAGAATGCCCCCAGTGCAGCTTTGTCAAACCTCCGCTTGTCAAAGAATGTCCCGCGTGTGGGTTCAAAGGCGTGGCAAAGGGAAAGTTGGAATGCGAGGCGGGCGAGCTTTACGAAATCACCCGTGGCAAGGGACTAGTTGCTGGCAAAGCTTCACCGGCTGACATGCAGCGTTGGTTCAGTGACCTTGTCAGATACGCTGACCTACGTGGATACAAACGCGGTTGGGCATTTCATGCCTTCCGTGACAAGTTCAAGATGCTTCCGCCTTCGTGGCTGTCAGCAACACCCTCCTCAATGATCAGTCCTGACATAGCGTCGTGGATCAAGTCACGGAATATCCGCAACGCAAAATCAAAGGGGAGAGTTGCATGACACACATCGGAACAGTAGCACGTGGTCATTGGCGTTCCCTGCTTCCAGCTCTGGGAGTTGACAGCAAGTTCCTTGTCAACAAGCACGGTCCTTGCCCAATGTGTGGGGGCTGTGACAGGTTCAGATGGGATGACAAAGACAGTGGTGGTGGGTTTATCTGTAACCAGTGTGGGGCCGGTGACGGGTTCGATTTGGTCAGTCGTGTCACGGGAAAAAGCTTCAGGCAGATTGCCGACGATATATCGTCCATTCTCGGCAAACCCAACGAATACCAAAAGCAGCACAACCCAGAGGAGAAGCGGCAACGTGATGCCATGACCCGCGTATGGCAGAACTCGTTTGAGCCTCAAGAATCTGGTCCCGTTTGTATTTATTCTCATAGGCGAGTGGGATGTTTTTGGCGATCCCCTGCCATCCGCGAACTTGTTTCCAATAAGGGCAGGTTGTTCATGGTTGCCAAGATCATGGGCCATGATGACCGACCTGTTAATCTGCATTTGACCGCTTTGACGTGGGCTGGGAAAAAGGCAGATGTCACACCTGCGAAGCGTGTCATGGCAGGTAAGTTGCCGGACGGCTGCGCAATCCGACTGGCACCAGCTTCTCCTGTCATGGGAGTGGCAGAAGGAATTGAGACTGCCATATCTGCTGCCATCATGTTTGACATGCCGGTGTGGGCCTGTGTCAACGGAACGCTCCTGTCAAAATGGGTTCCACCCGAGGATGCCGAACAGATCACGATCTTTGCTGACAACGATGTGAATTATACGGGTCAAGCCAAGGCGTACCATTTAGCCAACAGGCTTGAAGTCCAATACAAGCGCAACGTGACAGTAAAGATCCCGCCGCTGGCTGGCACCGATTGGAACGATCACCATCAGGGTGTCATGGACGGGGTTCACAAGACGCAGCTGCGGGTCGTCAAATGAAAAGAGCCGGAAGGTTGCCCCTCCGGCCTAGTCTCAAGTTTCGTCAAAAAACTATAAACGGATCATTCCGTTTACCTTTGAAGATTAGCATCAAGTCGCAAGCCTAACAACAGCTGCAAGGATCACAGCAAAGACTAGCGTGCCAATAATCCCCATGATCGCGCCTTCTATTTTGGAATTACGTATGGCATAGACGCTGAACTCCTCGACCATGTCGTGCTCGACAAAGAACTGGTCTTTTTCTGACACGATCTCAGCTCGCTTGGCGCGGACAAGGCTTTCCCATTCTTTGGGGTTACGAATAAGAACGTCAGTCATCAGGCATACTCCTCTAAAAGCCATCCTTTGGCATGGTTTAACGAATGACACAGCTTGACTTCGCCGTGTGCGGACAATGCGCGGTATTTATAATCATCGCGGTTGGTGATCTTGACCTTGTTAATCCAACCCACGTTTTCGTTATTGTGGGTGAGGGTCCATAGACCTTCACCATCTTCGACAAGGGCCACAGCTGAAGCCGCTGCGGCTGGCTGGAACGTGCTGCGGCGTGTGTCGCCCATCAGGACACCACATAGGTCAGCAATAGCGCGGGGGAGTGTGTCACTCATCTGCGTATCCTCTCCACTTTGTTTCAGTATCAATATCGTCAGCGTTAAGAGGGTCGATTTCCTCATTGTTATACATTTGCCAAACCTTTTCATCGGCTTGTTCTCTGGAGTCAGCTTCTACTTCGACCATGATTTTGAAGGTTGTTGTCATTTGAATTAGGTGTTTCATAATGATTCTCCTGCTCCGTATTTGGGAGTGCTCTGAATATATACTGACAATTTGTCAGATGCAATAGGCTGTTTCGTGCTATGGTAAAAAAAACTATTAGTAAGGGGGCCAGTATGTCTGAGGAAACTATCTTCATGGTAGCGGTGATAATCTTTTTTGTTATGCCGCTGCTGGCTATATTCGTGCCGGTGTTTGTGGCTCACCGCGAGCGTAACGGCGAGACGCCAATTGACCGACTCGGGAGTCAGGACGTGGACCAGCGAATCAATCGCTGACCGACCTAATTGACCGACCATTTGACCGACCTAACTGACCGACCATTTTGACCGACTGTAAAACCCAGTTCGGGCTGTCAACCCCAGATCGGGCTGTCACGCCCAAAACGGGCGGCGCGACCCAAAATGGGCTGTCAAACCCAAAATGGGCTGTCAAACTCAAAATGGGTGTCACGACCCAAAATGAGTTTGAAAACCCAAAATGGGTCGGTCGCCCCAAAATGGGTCTGTCAATTTTTTGACATGTCAAGATTTTGACAGGTGTCAGGGATTTGACAGGTGTCAATATTTTGACAGCCGGCAGTTACAGGGTGTTAATTTGTGTCATGCCCCTAGGATCGCTTCAGGCGGTCACTGACAGGCTTTTTTGACATGTCAGCGGCAGGGGTAGCGGTCATGTCACGCGAGGCGTGTCACGCGCCAGCTGAGAGGCTTGGCGGGGCATGGCAAAGCCTCGACTCCGTTAAGAGTCGAGGCTCCCCTGCCAAGGGTCTGCCGCCTCAATATTCTTCAGGCGTCAGGATCGTTGTCACGCTGCGGTCGGCCTCAGTGATAATCCAAACGGTCTCGCCCTCGATCTGTTTATAGACGCTCATCACGCGCCGCCCCCCTAGGTTGATCGCTTCCGTGTTTAGCAGGCGATCCTCTGCGCATAGGTCGCCGCCCTCGCCCCTGACGTGACGGGCCAGCAACGCGGCAGCGCGTTCAGGATCGGAGTCGAGAGCCGCCATTGCGCCTCGCGTGGCGCAGATTAGGCCAAGGTCGAACAGGGCGGGGCGGTCGAGTAAAGCTTGAGTCACCATAGGATCGATTCCTTTTCTCATGTTAGGCGGTCATGACGCCTGTCGAGGGGGCGAGCAATCCCGCCCCCTCTGCACGTGTCACGCTGCGCGGTCGAATAAATACTTTGGGAAATCGGCGTGGCGGTCGAGTAGCAATTCCTGCAACGTAGGCAGGACAGCGTCCAAGGCGCGTTGGGGAGTCGAGAAGACGCCCCCCGCCTTTTTAAAGCTTTGACAGCTGGGGAGCAGGATCGAGTCGGCGTCGAAATCACGCCCCGCCTTGGGATCGCGTGGCACGCCATATCCGGCCTCGAAGGCTTGTGGCATTGTCTCGATCACAGCGAATCCTAGACGCCGCCACATAGCAGGAGAGGCGAGCACAAAGGCGAGCCTATCGAGATCGAGCACGTCCTGAGCTTGCTTAACTGTGACAGTAAAGCTCGCCTCCTGATCGCCCCCCATGCTGCGAATTGCTGACACAATCGTCAGCTCGACTCGATAATCGGCCGACTCGAGAGCGTCCACAATCGTCAGCAGCGCCGCCCCGTAGTTGACGATATCTGTTGCGTTAACCATTGCGGACACCGCACCGGCAACGCAGAGGCGCAGGACGGGGCGACTCCGCTCACTGATTGGCGCAGGCGTTACCATGCAGAAGACGTCACCAGCCGCGGCGAGATGCGGCAAGGGATAGGCTCCTGCAACATCCAGCGATAGCGCAGGACAGGATGCGAAAGCGGTCGAGGCGTTTGCAGCTGCAACAGCCGCCCCCATTTTGGCACGTCCTTCAGGCCAGCCGTGCGCGGCGAGATCGAGGGCGTCTTCGAACGTCTTTGAGCCAGACCAGCCGGAGTCGCCCTCGCGTTGACTCGAACGATCCGTCCAATTCTGCGGCGCTGTTTTGACGTGTTGCAGCAACGCGCCAAGGCTTTCGAAACGAAAATTAGTCAAGGGCTTCTTTGTCATGATCTCGCCCCCCTCAAGCTGCAAGCTTGGCGCGTGCGTCAGCGTCCAAGCCCCGCCACAAGCAAGCCTCCTCGACTTCTTTCAAGGGCCAGCCAGCGGCGATCAGCTTGGCACCCGTCACGGTCGCACGGGGCGAAACAACGTGGCGAATCTTGAGCGACTCAACCTTGGCACGCACGGCTTGGACGCGTTCGAGCCAGCGATCCGTATGGATTTGAATTGCAGCGGGATCGGTCAGGCGTTGAATGCTCATCGGCGAGGGTGCACCCCGTGGGCGGGGCGATCCTACCATTGCGGCTTCGAGGGCGGCGTCATATGGCCAAGCCAGCATGGCGAAGCGGTCAAGCACCGCGGCGTCTTGCTGATAGCGTCCGACATACTCGCGGCTCGCACCGTTTCCGAACGTGTTGCACGCCGCAACAGCGATGAAATCAGGGTGAGCGGTCACGATTTGATCGGGGAAATCGACAACGCGATTCGCTGTCACAGCGTTGAAGGGCGTCATGGCTGTGGGCAGCGATCCGTCCATTTCATCGAGCAGGAATAGCTTGCCTTGCTCGACAGCGTCACGGAAAGGCGTGCGCACGATATTTCCCATCGCGTCACGGAATCCCAGCAATTTGTAAGGCGAGTCGATAGCGCCGGTGAATGCAAAATCACGCTTCAGCAATCGAGCGGCTTGGCGGCAGGATTCAGTTTTGCCGGAGCCAGCTGGTCCGACCAGCATCACGTTGACTCCGGCGCTAATCGCGGCGAGCAACAGCGGAAAACGATAGTGCATCAAAGCCTCGCCGGTGAGCTTGGGGCCTTCCGGCGTGCTCAGGTCAATTGTGACGTGCGCAGGCTTGCTCGCGTGAGTCTTGATCAGCTCGATCACCTGCGACTCGGTCACGCCCCCCTTGCGGCGTGCGAGGATCTCGCGCAACGCCTCGAGATCTTCGTCAGCGTCAGCGTCCAGCTTCGGCGCCGGATCGCGTTTCGGCTCGCCATGCGGTGCGGGAAATTCACCGTTTGCCTTGCGCGTTTCAGCGCGTTCAACAATCTTTTGCAGTACGTCGAATTGCTTGGCGGTCAAGCGGTCGCCCTGTTTTGTGACAGCGGTCCTGACGATATCGCCCCAGAAAGTAGCGTCACGCTCGCTCGCGTAAGCCTTCACAGGATTAAAGCGGTCGCCAAGGAATTGCAGGACCAGCGGGTCGTGAATCTTCTCTTTTGGCGTGCGTAGCGTGCCGTATGCGGCGGGATCAATTCCGAATGCGATTGCAGCGTCGACCAGCTCTGCCACCTTGGCGGTCGCAGAAGAAAGATTGTGCTCGCGAGCATATAAGGGCCATTTGTGATTATTCGTAATTGCGGTGCGAAAAGCGATGCGTTGCGGTCCTGTGAAAGCGAAGTCTGTTGCGAACATGGTCTGAATCCTTTTTGGCAGGGGATAGAATCAGGGGAATATCGCCCCCGCTCGTGCGTTTAAATATATCGAGAGCTTATGTCAATCTGACATACGGGGCGGGGCGTTTTGTGCTAATCTATTGTTAATGAAAGCTTAACAAACAAAAGGCTAAAAGCGTCAAAATTCCGACATGGCTCTAGAAGCCTCTAGGAAGGCTCAGGACTGACATTGTGTCAGTCAAGTGTCATCATGCCAGACGGTCGAGAGTTTGCCGTCTGTGACGTTTTCACGTTTTGTTCCGTTCCTATGCTGAGACTGTAATCCTATAGGGGGCGAGCATGCGAAAAGAGACTGAAGGACTGCCATTGCCGCAAGACGGCATGACGCGCAGTGAAAAGAGAGAGGCAACGCGAGCCTACATGAGAGCGGAGGAGCGAGACGCTGCGAAAGCCTTGGCACGTGAAAGCAAGGCAAAGCTAGTTGAGAGCCGGAAACGCGGTAGGCCAAGCAAGCTTACAGAAGAGACAGGTGACGAGATATTAGTGCGGCTCGCCAATGGGGAGTCTATCCCGCAAATCTGTAGAGACTCGCATATGCCGTCACCTGCGGCAGTATTCCGATATTTAGAGAAAGACGCCTCTTTTCGTGATCGCTACGCACGCGCACGCGAGAGCATGAGTCACGTCCTCTTCGATCAGTGCCTTGCTATCGCTGACGATGCGGCGTCTGACGTGATCGAGACGACAGGCAAGGACGGCTCGACTGTCATGACAAGCAATCCGTCAGCTGTGGCACGTGCCAGATTGATGGTCGAGACCCGCTTTCGCATGGCAGGCAAGCTATCGCCTAAAGTGTATGGGGAGCGATCAGAGCTGACAGCGGCACAGGTTAACGTGCAGGTTAACGCGCTGACGGTTGACGCGCGGCAGCTGGCACCCGAGCAACGTGACAGCCTTCGAGCATTGCTGTTGCAGGCGCGAGGCGAGCCGTCAGAGCTTTGACAGTGTCAACCGTTTGACATGGCGTGGGTGTGACACACCACATTGGGTGTCACGACCCATTATGGGTTCTCATGCCCAATCTGGGCGTGTCACACCATTTTGGGCGTCAAAACCCACTTTGGGTTCGGGGTCCCTTTTGCTGACCGGCCCCCACCCCGCTGTGTGAAAGACCCGCCCCCCGATTAAGGTTCCAAGCCCCTCCCTGTAAATTTCCCAAAATTCCCAACTTATCGGTACATGTTTCACGTGAAACACCCCCCCCCCTACCTTTTATGGGTCCCCTATTACCTCCCCTAGGTACTTGTACCTCCCCTATAGGCATATGGGTCCCTATATTAGGGATACGGCCTATGGGTCCCCTTTTGACTAGCCAAGAAAAAACCGCCGGAACTCCTTACGAGAGTACCGACGGTTTGTTTTCCCATGTCCAATAGTCCCTGAGGGGAGAACCACCAACCCTCAGAACTTTATTATAACACGATTCGTTATAAGCCCAATTCTGTTTTTACATCTGGTGGTGGTTCGGGTAACGGCATCCAATGGGTTGGGTAGATATCCCATTCTCCGTCATACCAGCCAGACTGAATTGGGTCCCAATGCGCAATAGCCATGCAAGGCCAGTGAGACTCGTACCAAAACGCAATAATCTCAAACCCGTCTTTAGGCGCTGTGTGAATTAGGTTCCAATTATTCATTGTTACCCCCTTTGTTATCTACCACTTTGAGGTCAGCGGTGGATGGTGTCCGAATGGACATATTGACCTTACGCATCATGGTAAAAGTCAATTCCTTGGCTGTTTGATCCCGTGCCAATTCTGACACACGGACCAGATAGCAAAAAGCGATAGCCCGTTGGGCTACAAAATCTTCAAAAGCAGCCGGGTCTAGATCGTTGATGTCCCATACGGCATCATCGTCGCCATCATCTTCATCATCTGACATCACGGACTCCTTTGTTGACGATAAAAAGCAAAATGCCTGTCATCGCGTAAAACTTTGTTCTCTGCCTCCAACCGATCCAATTCTCTGGCTAAACCGATTAACTCTTCAGCCATTCGGAACTCTGACCATGCACCGCTCCATTTGGTGCGAAATACCGCCACCAACTCATCAATGATTGGTTCGTTGGGGTGTAAACCACTCACGCGTACTGCTCCTCTAATTGTCTCATAGAGACATGACGGTATTGCAGTATATGCCCGCCCTGAATTTGAAGCTCGTAAATACCGTAGGACCAGCCGGTTGTGGCCGTGCCAGCATATTTGGCTACATACCCATCGGGCATGGAGGAACCCAAATTTAGGACCTCAATGGAATTGTTGATGCCAATCTTGGGGACTTTGCGGAAGGATGCCCGATGGGTATGCCCGAATACAATTGGGTGGGTAGCGTGGTTGGCAATCTGGTTTTCCGAGTTTTGGCCCCCATAGGGCCGCCCCATGATATTCATCGGCACATGAATAAACCCGACCCCATCAATCATTAACCATTGACCGTAAGAATGGACGCGCCAACGGTATCTGGATGCCGTTTCTTCAAACTGGGTCCAAAGAGTTCCCACAGTCTCGGGGTTTTTATTCTCGAACCGATTGATTCGGTCTTCATGGTTACCGGCAACCATGTCCTGCGGGATGTCCAAAAAACTGATTTCTTTGTAAAAGGCAGACATAGCCTCTTCACAACTATCCAGATCAGTCTTGAAAGAAGGCCGCTGGGCATGTCCAAGCGATCCACGCTCTTCATGCGTTGACATACTGTCCCATGAAGCAAAGTCACCAATATGGACAATGCGGTCAGGTTTCATTTGGGCAGCGTGTTTGCCAATCCACTTGAACCGTTCTTTGTCAATATTTGGCTGGTCGTGGCTGTCGCCAATGGCGAGGATTGTAAACGCTTTGGATTTGCCGGGAATGATTCGTGGTTTAGACGGAACATCAGCTTTTGTTAGTGAAAGCTTGAGGATTCGGTTTTCTTCCTCTAGCGAATGGTTTTTCTCAACAAGGGGAGAAACCCTTAGTGGCCGATTGTTCCGCAAAGCAGACCGAATAGTGCTTTCGTTACGGCCCATATAATATGCGGTATTTGATATGCTTCCCATCTTTAGGATGAGGGCTTGTATGTCAGCCGGAGTTAAAATCATGATTAAATATCCTGCCGCCGCTGTGGATAACTTAACACGAAATTTATGACGAACCCAAGTCAATCATCTAATCAAAAGATACAACCCTATGTTTGAAAAGGAGTATCCGGCATATACGATTGCCATACTGGGGTTGCGTTGAACAAAGAATTGCTCTGCCGCAACATATGCGTAAATCAAACCTGTAATGATGATGAGGTGGCCACTCATTGGTCAAAAACCAAAAGCCATATGGCAATCCATATAGCCATAATGATTAAAGCAGTGACCCAAGCCATTTCATTTGTCATCTTCTACTTCGCCCTCAAAAGCCTTTTGGTAAAAGATAGAAGAAGCTCGTGATGTATCCCGTTGTGGTAATGCTTCTTCAAGTACGGTTTGTCATACCATCCCTGTAAACTTTCAGGATGACAGCCCATAAGCCCAACTCGCTTCTGAATAATTGCCATCGGATCGCCGTTTGCGTACCGGGCAATGATCTGAGACCGGCCATCACCCTTGAAAGTGCAGCCGTCATAAAAGAACATATTGTAAGGCTTGTTACCCCAATCAACTTTTGCGATGGTTCCATACGAGCGGCGCACGTCAGCCCCATCCCGTTTGATATATTGAACAGGCTCTAACCCATCCAGTAGGTCAAAGTAGTCTGCGCCAGCCCAGTAGGCCCCCATACAAATGCCGAGGTACTTGCCACCATTGGCAACAAAGTCAGCAATGGTGTTGCTGTTTCTGCGCTTAAAGAAATTATAATAACCCTTGGCATCCCCTATGCCGCCGGGAAAAGCCACGATGTCTATATCCCGCAGATTATCCAGTGTGTATTGATGCTCATCCAAAACGTGTATCTGGAAGTCCCCGGATAAGGCCGCAACTATCCCGTCAATGCACTCCTGACTGCACTCTGGATCGTGACGAAAGATAGCAATTGTAGGTTTCACTTTTTTCTCTGTTACCGAATTTTTGTCCAAACTAGAATTTAGCTTTGAATGCAATCTTTTGCCCAATATCAAACCCCATCAATGGGCGACCATTTACGTAATCATTCCAGTCTGGGCTGTTGATTGGCGGCATACCGCGATCCGGGTATTTCTCAGCCCACTTCTTTTCGTACAGGTGCACTTCGTCAATCCAAAGCTGGAAGCTTATGTCTTCGTAGACGGGGGTATTACGCCGCTTGTAACGAAGCTTGTCGCCATTGGCTTTATCATCTTTCTTGGCCCGTTCAGGGTCCCAAATTTCAACATTAGGCATCCTGATCCCCCCAATAGACCTTGTTTTCCTTTTCAGCTTTGACTTGGATCTCCATCCATTCCTTGCCACGAAACTCAAGGTCAGGCCGCTGTGCTTTGCGCCAATCGTTCATTTCCTGATAGCCCATGATGCGGGTGAAGCCGTCATCTTTGACGGTCTCTTTTTGCCAATAAGCTATCTGCTTGGTCCGTTCTTTTATGGCGTGTTCGCCATATTCATGGGTCGAGATTGTCTCACCCGGGATGCCAAAGGTCATGCCATACCGCTTCAGGTAGGCGGAGTTATTATAGTTCTCGGGCATTGGTTCGACAGGGAAGGCATGGACAAAAGCTGTCACCTCCCGGAACTTGTCGATGTCAGGGGTTCCGCCAAACTGAGCCACAGACATTGGCTCGTAGATGTGGTGTTCGATGACTTCCAAGTCCCAGCCCACGCCGTAGACGGTAGCGTATAGCTGCGGCTCACTTGCCATGACCAATATGTACTGGCTGGCTGATGCCAATGCGGCTGTCGTGACAATGCCGCTGATAAAGAAACGTCTGCTAATCATTTGTCTTCTCCTCTAATGAAGATTTAAATGACTCCCACAAATTATTGTAAATGATGAAGGAGTCGCGCTGTTTCAGAAGCCTTTCCAGTCTTTCAATTTCCTGAAGCGCCTTCTCATAAGATTGATAATGGTTGGCTGATTTTAAGATTTGCATATCGAAGTGATAACCATAGAAAATTATCACTTCTCTGATTTCGTCAAACGACTTGCTACCAAGACCGGGTATTTTTTTGATTTCGGACTGCTTGGCAACCACAACATCGCGCAGGGTTTTATATCCAGCTTGGATAAGGGCATTAGTTGTCCTTTGTCTAAATTCCATTTCTTCAAGCGGCTTGTCTAACTTATCCATGATCATAATTTCCCTGCAATTTTTTGTAGTCCTTTTTCCAATTGCTCGACGCGGGTCAGGAGAATGTTAGTTTGGTCCTGATATACCTTAATGTATTCTTCAAGCTTCTCAATATGAGCAATGCTATCAAACGCAATTTGCGCTTGAGCTTCTTGGTTATGTAGGGCCAACAAAACGCCAATAGAATTTAGTTCGTCTTTTATATCGGTCATTTTTTTCGTCCAAAAGTAATATTTTTCTCTGCTCGAACTTCTTGATTTCGCCAACACCAAATTTGGCTGTCTTCATCTTGGAAGACAACCCAAATAAGATCAGCTTCGACGCCGTAGTCGATAAGGAAATGCGCCAACCCCAGACCTTTAGGGGTCTGTAAGGGTAATGGTGGATTGAGTTGAATCATCATTTGGCTAACCCCCGAAAGCCCGTTGATGTTTCACTATAGCATAAAATTAACAGAAGGCTTATATATTTTTTATCTAAGGGGGTTAAAAATGGGGTGGATGCCAATAGACCTTGCGCCGCGAGACGGTAGGGATTTGCTTGTGTTTGTCCCTAGCCATAATCTCCAAGCCTACCAAGACTTTGCCGTTGTGGCCCGTTGGGTGTCACGGGATTACGATGGCAGGGAAGGTTGGTTTGATAACTTTGATATGATTGAGCCTACTCATTTTGTATACATACCGGAGTTCCCAAGATGGTAATGCTGGAACTAGACGGCAGACAAATCGACGTTGAAAAGCAACTTGAAGATTTGGATCGGGCCGATTGCGAAGATAACCTCTATACGTTCCTAAAAAATTCTTGGCGTTATATTGACGCCTCAACCTTCACTGACGGTTGGCCAATTGAAGCAGTTGCTGAACATCTTCAAGCAGTTGCGGACGGTGACATCAGGCGATTGATCATCAACATCCCGCCCCGTTGCGCAAAATCTACCCTGACTTCCGTAGCTTTTCCGGCATGGGTGTGGTGCCAACCGTGGAACACCGCCACTTCTGGCCCGGGCGTTCAATTCCTCCATGCTTCATATGCCCAGCAGCTTTCTCTTCGTGACAGCGTCAAGTGCCGCCGTTTGATTGAAAGCCCGTGGTATCAAAAGCTTTGGGGTGACAGGTTTCGTTTGACAGGCGACCAGAACACCAAGACGAGGTTTGACAATGACAAAAACGGTTCCCGACTTTCCACCTCTGTCGGGTCTGCACTCACGGGTGAAGGCGGCTCTATTATCGTGGTTGACGACCCGAACGCTGCACAGGAAGCCTTCTCGGAAGCCACCATTGCAGCCACCATTGAATGGTGGGACTCGGCTCTCTCCACCCGTCTTAATGACCCGAAAACTGGCGCATTCGTTGTCATTCAACAGAGGCTGTCAGAAGAAGACCTGACGGGCCACATCATGAGCAAAGACGAGGGCGAGTGGACGCACCTTTGCTTGCCCATGCGCTATGAGTGGAACCGCCATTCGTTTACCCAGATCGGGTGGAATGACCCAAGAGGTTGCGACGACAACGGAAATTCTCTTGTTGAAATCAACGAGGATGGGGACCGCCTAGCTATTTCGCCGGAAGCGCAGGTTGAATTGGACGACCGGGAAGGCAAACTGCTTTGGCCAGAACGGTTTGGTGACACAGAAGTAACCATTCTTGAAAAGCAACTTGGGCCATGGGCCTCTGCTGGCCAGTTACAGCAGCGGCCAAGCCCCAAGGGCGGCGGCATTATCAAGCGCGAGTGGTGGCAAGTTTGGGAAAACCAGATTTATCCCAACATGGATACCATTATTGCCTGTCTTGACACGGCCTATACCACCAAAACAGAGAACGATCCGTCAGCTATGACTGTCTGGGGCGTTTTCTCTAGTGATGTCAATGTGATGGCACCAACGCAAGCCACCAATAGAGGTGGTGATTTGGTTACTTATTCCCGTTCCTACACTGAAGTAGCACCCCGTGTTATGCTTATGGGAGCATGGCAAGGCCGATATGAGCTGCATGATTTGGTTCAAAAGGTTGCGGAAACCTGCCGAACCCTTCAAGTTGACACTTTGCTCATTGAAAACAAGGCCGCTGGCTATTCGGTAGCTCAAGAAATCCGCCGCATGTACGGGTTTGAGAAGTTTGGGGTCCATATGTTTGACCCCAAAAGCCAAGATAAGCTGGCTCGTCTCTACTCTGTGCAGCATTTGTTTGCTGAAAAGCTGGTCTATGCCCCTATCAGGCAGTGGTCAGACATGGTTATCAACCAAGTTGAGACGTTTCCAAAGGGAAAACATGACGATTTGGTGGATACGGTGTCTATGGCCATGCGGCATCTACGTGACACGGGCTTGATCCTGCGTCCTGAAGAGTGGCGAGCCGAGGCAGAGGCTTCTTTGTCCCTGAAAAACAACAAGGATGCGCCTCCGCTCTACCCAATTTAACTATATTCTGTTATGGTTGCCGCTTAATTGGGGGGAAAAAGATGTCCCAAGTGCTGGCCAGTGCTATTGTTGATGCGATTAAACCTGCTACGCCACAGTCTCTCGGCAACTTTAGGGTCGAGGTCTGGGGTAAAGAACCCTATGACTATGTTCGTGTCTATGAAATTATGGCCAAGAACGATACGCTTGCCGCCCAAGAGGGTATTCGCCGCTTTGTCGCTGAGATGGAGCGTCTTGAAATCGCGAAGGAATAGTTTCCATGCCAATGACACCCGGTTTGGTCCCCAATTTGCGGGCAGCTGCGCCTGATGAAGAGCCGCAGGGTGTTGAAGACACCATGGTGGAGATTGTCGAGGACGGCGATAACGCTGAATTGGATCAATTTGGAAACGTCTTGGAGATTCAACACTCGGATGGCTCGTTAACTATCTCTTTGGACGGCCGTCCTATTGAAGAACGCACTAAAGAACAGGACGATGACAATTGGTTCCGCAATCTTGTTGAGGATGTTACGGAATCGCACCTCAATACAATGGCTGAAGAACTTCTTCGTGGCATTCGCGACGATTTAAGCAGCCGCCAAGACTGGATTGAGGACCGTGCACAAGGAGTAAAGCTTCTTGGCCTTAAAATTGAGATACCCGGACTGCAAGGCGCGTCAGATGGTGCACCTATCGAAGGCATGTCAAAGGTCAGGCACCCACTTTTGCTTGAAGCGGTACTGCGTTTTCAAGCAAACGCCCGTTCAGAGCTGCTTCCAACAGACGGTCCAGTCAAAGTTCGCAACGATAACAACAATGCTACGTTGCCGAATGACGAATTGGCCAATTCTTTAGAGAACGATCTTAACCATTACCTGACATCGACAGCTACAGAGTATTATCCTGACACGGATCGTATGCTGTTCATGCTTGGCTTTGGCGGAACCGCGTTCAAAAAAGTTTATTTTTGCCCGCTTCGCAATCGTCCCGTGTCAGAAACGGTTGATGCAGACGATTTGATCGTCAATAACGCTGCGACAGACCTTAGCAACGCTAAACGCATCACGCATCGCTCATATATGAATCCAAACACGGTTAAACGCCTTCAAATCCTTGGCGTTTACCGTGATGTTGACCTTTCAACACCCAATCAGATCGACAAGGACGCTTATCAGCGCCAGATTGATAGCCAACAGGGCATCAGCGACACCAGTCTTAACCCGGAAGACCGTGACAGGCTTGTTTATGAAGTCTATTGCGACCTTAATATTCCGGGCTTTGAGCATAAGTACAAAAAGAAGGTCTCCGGCCTTGAGATTCCTTACATTGTAACGATTGATCAGTCCTCGCGACAGATTCTTTCCATTGTCAGGAACTATGACGAGGACGATCAGGAGCTTCCAACTTCTAAAAAGCGGTTCGTCAAGTTTACGTTTGTGCCGGGCATGGGTTTTTATGACATCGGCCTCCTGCACATCCTTGGCAACACGACAAATGCCATTACTGCTGCGTGGCGCGAGCTGCTTGACGCTGGCATGTATAATAACTTCCCCGGATTCCTTATGGCTGACACGGGAGCAAGGCAAAACACAAACATTTTCCGCGTTCCTCCGGGTGGCGGCGCGTTGGTCAAGACCAATGGCATGCCAATCACGCAAGCTATTATGCCACTGCCATACAAAGAGCCGTCTGGAGCCTTGATGAACCTTGTGTCACAGATGGCTGACACGGGTATGCGCGTGGGTGGCACGTCTGAAGTCATGGTGACAGAGGGTAAGCCAGACGCTCCGGTTGGCACCACACTCGCTATGATTGAACAGGCCCAAAAGGTTCTGAACTCGGTTCATAAGCGTTTGCATGCTGCTCAATCTGAAGAGTTTGAGCTTCTAATGCAGTGCTTCCGCGAGCATCCAGACAGTTTCTGGGAAAAGAAGCGCCGCCGTGCGTACCCGTGGGATCAAGAAACCTTCCTGAAGGCTCTCGACAGCTATTACTTCACGCCACAAGCGGACCCCAACACGGCTTCTCAGACCCAGCGTCTGATGAAAGTGTTGGCTTTGAAGCAATTGGTTGCCCAGAACCCGACCTTGTACGATCCGATTGCTGTAGACTCTGCGGCGCTTCAAGCCCTTGGCTGGTCTAACCCGCAGCAGTTCATGGTGCCGTTGGCCGCAGCTCAGAAGCCGCCGCCAGAGCTTCTCAAGCTTATGGCTGAAGCCCAGAACGAGAAGACTGTTGCTGATGCCCGTATGATGGACAGCCAGACACGCGCTATGGAAGCCCAAGCCAAGATTGAGCTTGAGCGTCAGAAGCTTGGCATGGACCAAAACCAGCAAGACCCGATGAAGATGGCTGATATGCAGCTGCGTTCACAAGAACTTCAACAGAAGTCCCAAGACGCGCTGTTAGATGCCATTAACCGCAAGCGTGACCGCGAAAGTCGTGAGCGTCTTTCGGCTGTCAAGCTGGCAGAAGAGTTGATTCGTAACCCGCAGGGGGCTGGTGTTGTGGGCAATGTACTTGATCAGTCTATGATTGATCGCCTTAAATCCAACGAGCCGACATTGAATGGTCAGCAGACCGGAGAAATCACATGACGCCGGAAGCCTCCGCTTATTTTCGCAAACGGTTAGAAGAAACCGGCAATAGGACGACTGCTCTTGCGGATACTATCCGGGCTTTCCCTCGGGATACCATGCAAGCGTTACCTCCGCCTGTTCCGGGTCCTCGGGGTGGTGGCGTAGGTGGCGGCGGCAGGTTTTCTCCGCGTCCAATTCAACAGCCGGTAGCACCGCGTCCAGCCCCGGCTCCAACCGGGGCATTTCAGCCAGCTACCCCCGGATATACACCGCCGCCTCCGGGATATACCCCCGGCTCTTTTGCAAATTCTCCACGCATTGGCCCTCATTCAATTCGCGCTGGCGGCTCCAATTCATCGCCAATCAATTGGAACGTGCCACTTACTGCGGCGGGTGTTCCGGCTGCTCTATATGCTGTTAATCAGGGTGGTGAAGGCTTGCGTGAACGCCGTGATGGACCGGAAGAACCACAGGCTCCGTATTCTGCTTATGGCGAAGACTCGCCGCGTGAGCGTTTGCCTTACGTCCAGACACGTATGCCTGAAGAAGTAATACCTGCAACGGAAACAGTGCCGTATTCTGCTTATGGCGAGGATACTCCGCGTGAACGACTGGGGACAAACATCCCTCGTCTTGCCGCCAGTGTCACGCAGGGTGGTGAACCTTCTGGTTCTCGCACGCCTTCCGCTGAACCATCAGGCTCCGGCGTTCCTTCTGCTGCACCTGCCAAAGGCGATTGGTTGAGTAGGCTTTTTAGCGGCCCTCAGTATCAAGGTTCTGGTGGCCAGCTGCTTCAGCGTTCTGGCGAAGGCCGCACAACCCTTAACTGGGGCGATCCCGACTCTGCTGCCAACTATTTCCGTGCCGAACAGGCTATGCGGAAGCTTCAAAACGACAAACAGGACTTTGAAGGTCGCTCTGGCCCGGACATTGAGTATGTAAACCGTATGGCGGCTTCTCAGCAAAATACTAAAGGCGTGCCGGAAGGTAAGGCTAGCGGTGGTACGGTTGACCATAAGCCGACTAAGGAAGCTATGCTTCATAAGGCTTTGGAAATCATCCACCACATGATCCAACACAAGTAAGAGGCCGTCATGGCTGGCTCACGCAGGACGAAAAACGCTCTCTATATTGCCAAGAAGATGGCCCGCAAGGGCTATGCTGGCGAGGGTTATGTTGATCCGAACGATCCTGAGAATCAGCCATATTTTGATCCCATGGGAGGTGTTTATGGCACCGTACCCAACACCAAATCACCCGAGTGGTATGACAAAACATCTGATGTCATAGCAAAAACGGGTGAAATGCTCGGTAGTCCGGTGATTGCTGGCCTTCGCGGCGCTGGCGAATCAATGAATAAGTCGATCTATGATCGTCCTCTGGGTTACACAGAGAAAGAAAAGGCTGACTATCCGGCTTTTACTCAGGCAACTGAAGATTATTACAAACCAGTCCAACACGTTGGCCGGGTTTTGATGTCACCTTTTGCTGGCATGGTTGGTGGCGCGGGCGAATTTACCCGTGAAGGAGCATCCCAGCTGGGTGCTGACACCGAATTGTCCCGCCAACTGGGTCGTGAAGCTGCTGGAATGACAGAATGGAGCATGATGCGGGGTGACGCCATCAAGCCTCAAGCCCCACGTGACGTGTCAGCTATTCCTCGCAGTGGTAAAGTCTTGCCGCCCGAGCGTAATGCTGTGACACGGATGCCAGAAGCACCACGTGTCATAGAAGGTGACACGCCATATCGAGTTATCAGTGACGAAGTTCCGCAGATTGAAGCACCTCAAAAAGCTTTGACAGCACCAGAGCCTGTCATGACACAAGAGCCTGCTCCTGTCATATCGGAGCCTGCGCCAGTATTTACGCCTAAACCGCAAAAAGCCCCCAAACCGCCCGCGCCAGAACCCGTGCGTGAGATAAGCCCTCTTGGTTTTTACAGTAAGGGCCTTGAGGTTGCGTCCACTTTGCAGCCAAAAGCATCGCCAGCGCAGTATTTGGCTACTATGAAAGGCGTTCCAAAACCAGAGCTTGAAGGTTTTGCGGAGCATTTTGCTGATCGTCCATCCGTAACTCGTGAAGAAGTTATGGATTTCTTCCGCCGCAATGAACCAGCCATTGAAGAAACGGTTTATGGCGTCCCAGAAGAAGCGCAGAATATTATTGATCAAAAAAAAGCATTAAGAGATTACTTAAAAGATGGCATCATAAACGAGGAAAAGTTTACGCGTGAAATGTTGGCTCTTAATAAGCAAGCTGACAATTTGCCGGAGTATAAAATTCCTGAATATGGAAAATATACGATGAATGATGTCATTCCGGGTGCAACCGGATATAAAGAAATTGTTCTTCGCAACCCCACAAAGGTTGAAGGGAAAACTGCTGGCGAATGGGAAATGGTTGCCGGTAAAATAAGAAACGATAGCTTGGTAAAAGCATTAGAAGATGATCCGAGCATTAACCATCCGGGTTATGATCATCAAGAATTTCTTGATAAAGACCCTGCCTATAAAAATGCTATGAACAATGTATCTAAAGCAAGAAGGCTTGATCGCGAAACTACCTATGAAACTCATCACCCAGATGAGAGAAGAGGTATTGCTCACCTTCGGACTGTAAACAGAATGATCCCTACTGAGGGATACGCTGTTTATGATCGTGAAACTGAAAAAATTGCAAAATTTTTCCCAACTGAGGATGCTGCTTACGATGCGGTGCCTCTAGACAGCTATGGTCGTTTTGGTGTTATCAAGACGCGGCAGGGACCAGAAGAGCCAGCACTTCACGCTGAAGAACTTCAATCTGACTATGGTCAGGGGTACAATAAGCATGGATATGTAGGTGACAAGTTTAGCGTAGAGTACAAAAAAATTGAAGATGAGTTTAATAATGTTACTCGCGCATCGGAAGAGGCTGTTGATAAAATTGTTTCGGATGCAAATAATGTGATCAAAGCAGAAACAAGAAAATACCGAAATGGTGAAATTACAGCTGAAGAACTTACTGCGTTTGAAAAAGCAGTTAAAGAATCTTATTATCGTTTAAGGGAGCAAGAAGAGGAGAATGCTTATAACAAGCGCGTGGAGCTTACTAAATCATTAGAATCTGCAGTTCCCCCCAGCGAAAGAAAGCTGGCTCCATTTAGCGAATCTGATCAATGGCTTCCATTGGCTGTTCGGCGTTTGCTTTTAGAGGCAGCCAAAAACGGGCAAAAAAGAATTATTGTTACGCCAGCATCTGAACATATTAAAAGGTATGGCACAGATGCGTTTGTATGGGGGCCGGATAAAAATTTTCCAGATGAATTTGTAGTGGGGCATAAGCGCGTTATTGCACATTCGGATATGGAAAAATTTGGGCGTCAAGACCCAAATGAAATGACACGCCATTACCCTAATGTAAAGTCCCAAAAAGACCTTTACCGAAAGCTTAGAAACAATCCGCAATACACAAATCGTGAAGCGTGGAAGCTTTCTGAGCGTATTTGGGATCGTATTCAAAAAGGCGAGACAAGCGGTACGCATTTCCCACGCGCAGAAGGTATGGAATACGCATACCAAAAAATGGTAAAAAAAGAGTTTAAGAACGCTCTTGAAAAAGAACTTGGCGTAAAAGCTGAAATTAAAGATTTTGCTTTTCCGCATTTTGATAAAAGCCTACATCTTATTTCTCATCCTAAATCTCCTGAAGGGATGTATCAGGTTGTCCTTAGTGATGAGGCAATTGATAAGATTAAAAAGAAGGGCTTTAAAAAGTATCAAGATGGCGGTCGTGTTGGCTATTCTCTCGGTGGTGACACGGATAATGCCGCATACGTCGAGCCAGAATATAAAGCCTACACACCTTTGTTCTCTGAAGATGTGCAGTCCGCGCCGCAGGAAGAGCAAAGCTATCCTATGGGTCGTCGCGAAAACCCGATTGCTCCTGTCAGGCAGGGTGCGGAGGAGCGTGCCAACTATGACCCGCTAAGGTATGTTACGCCAAGGTCGAATGAGGTTGTTAATTCAGCTGTCGCGTCCATGCGCGGTTCGCCTATCTTGCCATATGACGGTGAGGGGCCAATTGCTGGCGATCTTAGCCGTCGTTCCGTTCTTTTTAACGCTAACCGCCCAGCCCTTAATCCAGCCGCACTTGTTGTGCATCATACGGCAGGACGTGGAAACCCTGAAGGCGTTATGAATGCGCTAAATCAACAGGGTTACGGCGTTCATTACATTGTTGACCGCGATGGGAAGATTTATGCGTCTCTTCCATCAAACGTGGCAGGTATTCACACGGGTGCATCTGCCATCCAAGGCATTAACAATGCCACAACTTACGGAGTGGAAGTCATTGCAAATGATGACAGAGATATTCTTCCATCTCAAATTGAAGCTGTCCAAAGTCTTTATGGACACTTACAAAAAAGCAACCCGCAGCTTGCCATCTATGGGCATGGTGAAATTGGTTCTCATAAACAAGCTGACGAAGGCCGGACAATCGTTTCTGCTATTCGTAAAGGAGACTTCGTCCCAGCTCGTCAGGCTTTGGCGCAGGTTCCGTTAGCCAAAAGAACCCTTCGTTCTTACGGAACTGGGGAATTTAGCTCTGGCGGCAAAACGCCTGATTCGGAATCAACAGAAAAACCGCCTGAAAAGCCGGTCATTTTTGAAAACAAGCCGTGGCAATTCTTGGATAACCCCCAATTTGTCGATGTTGGACCCGGCACGGAGCCGACGGGCCAGACAAACATGGAAGGAACGCTGACAGGGAGTGTTGGGGTTCCTGTTGGCGGGGGTCGCCTGTCTGCGTATGGTAGCGTGAACCCAATGGTTGCGATCATGCCCAAGTTTCCGGGGAAAAACGAGATCATGTACCCAACTTATGGTGTCACATATAAGAAGTCATTTAAGTCTGGTGGCACTATTACTGACAAGGCACTTATGGTAGTGTCAAAACTGGCTAAAAGCCGACGGGGACGCCCGAAATAACTCCTAGGAGCAAGCATGTCAGACATGGCAAAAAAGGCCCGTGCGGCCATGAAGGCGAAAGCGTCAAAAATGACGACCGCCGACCCACATCAAAAGGTTGATTCGTCCACTTGGACCCCGCCAGACCCCTTGAACACGGAAGTTAAGACGGGTTTACGCCCGATTAGCCGCCGAGCCTTTAAGTCGGGTGGCAAGGTCATGGGTGTGAAGGCCAAGATGAACCTTGGCAAGTCAACTCGTGGGGGCAACAAGCCGCTGACACCTGACAATTTTGCCAATAAAGACGTAAAAGCTGCAAATGAGGACCGTGCTGGCCTCAAGCACATTGGTGGTATGAAGAAGGGTGGCCGCATCAAAAAACAGGTTGCTGGCGCTGTCAGTGGCAATGATGAAATTGCTAATTTGATCAAACGGGATAACCTTGAGCGTTCACCGTCTGCTTCTGCCGCTGGCATGGAAAAGATGCCATTGCCTGTTCCTCGCCCCAAAAACTTGGGTAAGCCAGAACGCTTCAAGTCAAAGTATGATCTGAACACCCAGAGCGAAAAACGTGGCGGTAAGGTTCGTGCCAAGAAAATGCTTGGCGGGCCAATGGTGAACCCAATGAACCCAGCTGATGTCAAAGACAAGGCTATGGAGTTTCAGGGTAATCCGGTAACTCCGGGCCTTAAAAAGGGCGGCGCTGCCAAACACGATGACGCAAAGCAAGACATGGCTCTCATCAAGAAGATGGTAAAGCCAGAAGCCCGCAAGGGTCGCTATTCCGGCGGCGGCGTTTTCTCAGGCCCCGGCTATCCCGAAAAAATCCCCGGTGTCACAGGCGGTCGTATCGCTCATGCAACCCGTGGCCGTGTGAAATCTGCTGATGATTTGGCCGCAGAATATGCAATGCGTGGCCCAGATGAGGCGATGCAATCCATTGTTCACGGCGGTATTCCTCCGGGTATGGCTAAGGCCCGTGGCGCTTCAGAGATGACCAGTTCTGACCATGAACTTATGAATCGCATGTATGATGAAGCCATGCAGCGTTCTTTGGCGGAAAATTCTCGTCGTGCCGTTATGGACCGCATGCATCTTGACGCCATGCAGCGTTCTCCAGCACGAAACATGGAACCTGAGTCCATGGGGCCGGGAACCGAATTTGGGTTTGGAGGAATAGATTATTCGGGACCTTCTCCAAGCGAGGGAATGGGAGTGGATATGCCGCGCCGCAACGGTGGGCGTGCAGCTCGTCGTACAGGCGGCGCTACAAAGGGCAAAGGCAAAACCAACATCAACATCATCATTGCGGGCGGGAAACCAGCCGGTCAGCAAGGCATGATGAACCCCGGTGACATTGGTCCTACTCCTCCTCCGGGAATGGATCAGGGTCCGGGCGGTCGTCCTATTCCAATCCCTGCAATGCCTCCGGGTGGCGGAGCTGCGGCTGCGGCTCCTATGCCGATGCCTTATCCCATTCCAATGCCTATGGGCGGCGGTGGTGGTGGTCAGCCACCAATGGCTCGTAAGGCTGGCGGTCGCATCACTAAGGTTGCTTCATCCTATAAGGACATGGAAGCTGGCTCTGCTGGCGGAGAAGGTCGTCTCCAAAAGACGGATATTGCCAAAAAGCATAAAGATGCTCCTGCATTTAAGAAGGGTGGCAAGGTTTACCGCTCTTATAAAGACATGGATGCTGGATCGGCTTCTGGCCTTGGTCGTCTCGAAAAGACGGAGATTCAAGCACGTAAAGGATGATTTGCAGGGGAGCCTTCTGGCCCTGTAAGTCCGGGTGGGAGCCTTAACCCCCTTTTGGCTCCCACCCATTTCATCAAAAGGGGAAACCGCAGGGGGCGGTTATGGCCGCACAAACGTATCAAACGCACTATCAGTACGAAATTAAGAAGCTGATCGAAGAAGAGATTGAAAGATTGAAGAATAACATGGCCACCAACGGCATCATCACTGATATCGGTGAATATCGTTACTATGTAGGTCAGATCACAGGACTTCGCAAAGCTTTATACCTTTGCGATGATGCGGAGACCGTTGTTAACGGCTCATAATAAGGGGGTACACATGCCAGCAATGCTTATGGAACACGAAATAGACCCGGCTAAAAACCTTTGGGATGCCATTGGTGACATTTCAAAAGTCGAGGTTTTCAACAATCAGATGCTCGTTGCGGTCTATGTTAGGCCGCAAAAGACTAAGAGTGGCATCTATTTGACTGATAAAACAACGGAAGAAGACCGTTATCAGTCAAAAGTTGGCTTAGTTCTGAAAAAGGGTCCTATGGCCTTTGAAGACAACACTGGCCAGTGGTTCAAGGATGTAGAGATTGATGTTGGTGATTGGATCGTGTTCCGCCCCAGCGATGGCTGGAGCATCACGGTCAACAACGTGCTTTGCCGCATGATTGACGACACTAACATCAAAGGACGGGTAGATAACCCGGATCGTGTTTGGTAATAGGAGAACAATATGTCTGGTAATGAAGAACAAATCGAAATTGACCTCGATGATACGACAAAAGTCGAATTTGAGGTTTCTGAGCCTGATTTAGAAATTGTAGACAAAAACAGCGAAACTAAAGCTGCGGACGGCGCAGAGAGGGCGGAAGACCCTGAAAAAGCTCTAAAAAAGCTCCAAAAAAAGCTCGACATAGAGCGTAAAGCTCGTGAAGAAGCCGAACGCAACGCCCGTAGCGCCATGGAACAAGCTCATCAGGCAACTGTTGAGGCACAGGATAGCCGCATCCATCTGGTTAGCGGTGCCATCGAAACGCTGAAGCGTGACGATGAAATCCTGACAGCACACCTCAAACAATCCATGGAAATTGGCGATTTTGACCGTGCCGCTGAAGTTCAGAAGGCTATGCTGTCAAACCAGAACAAAATGATGGAATTGGAGCGTGGCTATGAGGACATGCGTCGGAATCCTCCGCCCGCTCCTCCTGCACCGGCTCCTCGTGACGTGACAGTGGATGATCTGATCAATCAGGTCACGCCTCGGTCTGCCGAATGGCTGAAAAAGAACAAAGACAACATCCCTGACACGCGGACCATTCGTATTATGGCTCGTGCACATGATGATGCTGTTGATTATGGCATTGTTCCTGAAAGCGATGCGTATTTCAATTTTATTGAAAACCGTCTTGGCTTTGGTAAGCCCAACACGGATTACCGCTCTCAAGAGGTAGATGACGCTATGTCAGGTGCCGCAAAAGCCGTGAAAACACGTCAATCTCCTCCATCCGCCCCTGTCTCCCGTCAGCCAATGGATGCCCCGACCCGTCCGGGAACCATTCGTTTGACTAGGGAAGAAGTTGAGGCAGCACAGATCAGCGGTATCTCCCCACAGGAGTATCACCGTTTGAAAATGCAAGATCGTAACCGTAATTAAGGAGCATACAGATGACTAATATTAAAGGTACTCGCGCACGTAAGGGCCGTCCTCCTCGTCAAGCCCTTGCGGGGATTGAACTTAATGCACTTACCAGTGATGACACGTTGGATGCTATTGCAGCTAAAGACGTGGCTCCGCCAGTTGAACGTCCAGCTATGAGGCCCGTTATGCGTGAAGAAGACCCCCGTGCAGCAGCCGCCCGCCGCGCTGCTGAAATCCGGTCGAACCAGAACCCGAACGATGATGGCGTTGACGAGTTCAAACTGCCGCCAGCGCCTGATGGTTGGACTTATGAGTGGAAGACAAAGGCCGTTCTTGGTCAGGTCAACCATGCTCATCTGACAGAACTGAAGCGTCAGGGCTGGGATGAGGTCCCAACTAATCGTCATCCTGAAGAAATGCCGTTTAACACCAATGATCCCATCATTGAGCGTAAGGGCATGATTCTTATGCAGCGTCCGACTGTCATTGTTGAAGAATCTCGTTTGATGCAGGACCGTAAGGCTCGTGCACAGGTGAAGTTCAAAGAAGAGCAGCTTGCTGGTACGCCAGAGGGCGGTTTGGGCCATCGTAACCATGAACAGGCTCGTCCCCGCATCAATAAAGGGTACGAACCAATTCAGGTTCCTCGCGACAGCTGACCTTTTGACACAAATTTGGGGGCTACCTACGGGTGGCCCCTTTACTTTTAGTAATTGCTATGTCAATTTTCCGACACGGCACCAATGGTGCCTCCCTCCCCCGGCGTGGAGGGTTTAATCTTCCCGGTCTCTTAGTGCCCCCGGTGTGGCATGATGGGACTTCCCGTAAAAAGGAGGCACCGATCATGGCGAACACAAACGCGCCTTTCGGTTTCCGTCAGTATTCAGGAACTGGCTCTGCTCCGACTTATGAGCAGGTCGCGGTCCAGATTGCTTACAATGCAACGAATATCTTCTTTGGCGACCCCGTAGAACCCGATGCCACTGGCACCGTTTCTCAGGGCGATGGCACGACTGCGGCTGCTGGCATTGCTGGTATCTTCGTCGGCTGTCAGTATCTCTCGGTTTCGCAGAAGCGTACCGTCTGGTCCAACTATTGGCCCGGTTCGGACGTTGCTTCGACCAACGTGGTAACTGGCTACATCATCAATGACCCGAACGCTAAGTTCTTGGTTCAGTCAGACGCTACCGGCGTTGCTCAGACAGACGTTAACGGCACCGTTGGTTATACCATCGGCTCCGGCAACACTGCCAACGGCATCTCGGCGGCTTACATCTCCAGCATTGGTCCTACCACTGCTACCCTTCCATTCCGTATCGTCGGTCTTGTCACGTCACCTCCGGGTTCAACTGGCACAGAAGCTGGCGCATACAACTGGGTTATTGTCTCGTTTAACAACGTGACTACACGTAACCTGACCGGCATCTAAGGAGTAAGGTATCATGGCTGTTAATCTTTCAGCGATTAAAGACCTTCTCCTTCCCGGTCTGCGCGGGGTTGAAGGCAAGTACGAGATGATCCCATCTCAGTACGACAAGATGTTCACGAAGCACGATTCCAAAATGGCGCTTGAGCGTACTGCGGAAATGCGCTTCTTGGGTCTTGCTCAGTTGAAGACTGAAGGCGGTCAGACCGCTTTCGACAACTCGGCTGGTGAGCGTTACGTGTACAACCAAGAGCATACTGAAATTGCTCTCGGCTACGCGATCACTCGTAAGGCTATCGACGACAACCTCTACAAGACCCAGTTCGCTCCGTCGAACCTCGGCCTTATTGAGTCGTTCCAGCAGACGAAGGAAATCTACGGCGCGAACGTGCTGAACACCTCAACGACGTATAATGCGTCTGTTGGCGGTGACGGCGTTGCTCTCGTGTCAACCTCCCATCCGATTGATGGCAGCACGATTTCCAACTACGCGACGAGCGAACTCAACGAGTCAACTCTGTTGAACTCGATGATTGCTGTTCGTACCAACTTCAAGGATCAGGCTGGCCTCAAGGTGTTTGCGCGTGCGCGTAAGCTCATTGTTCCGCCGCAGCTTGAGCCTACCGCAATCCGTCTTACAAAGACTGAATTGCGTCCGGGTACGTCAGACAACGACGTCAATGCGATCATGATGACCTCTGGCGGTCTGCCGGAATCGTACATGGTCAACGACTTCTTGACATCATCGACTGCTTGGTTCTTGCTGACCAACATCGACGGTCTGTCGTATATGGTTCGTATGCCATTCGAAACAGACATGCAGGTAGACTTCGTGACCGATAACCTTCTGGTTAAGGGTTACGAACGCTACAGCTTCGGCTACTACAACTGGCGTTCGATCTACGGTTCGATCCCATCGTAAGAGCTTTAGAGGGCGGGGTGTAAAAGCCCCGCCTTTTCATCTAGGTTTCTTGATCACGCAGACCGGCCTAGCGGACTCTGCACAGACGGCGTGATCTTATCGTGCAGGAGGCTCTTATGGGTGCTTCAACTTGGACTGGCCCGCTCAAGGCGGGTACGGTTATCAACACCACCGGGACAACCGTTGGTACGCTTAAAAACGTCGGTTATGTTGAGCTTGCTCAATCTCAGGCAATCACGCAGACAGGTTCTGCAACGGCTTTGGCGACTAACATCGTCATTCCGGCAAACAGCACAATTACATCAATTGATCTGTTTGTTACGACTGCTTGGTCAAGCGCGACAACAACTTACACCATCAGCGTTGGCAATTCAGCAACTGCAACTGAACTTGTTGCGGCTACGAACGCAAATGCCGTTGGCAAACTTTCGCTGACACCGGGAACGGATGCGACACGAACTGGCAACTGGATTACCACAGGCTCGAACGATGATCGAATCTATGTTTTGTCTGGTGCTAACAATGTCACTAATGGCGCGGGAACTTTGGTTGTTCGCTACATTCAGGGAATCAACGCTTAATTCGGGTCATAGGAGGCTCATATGAAAGGTCGTATCGCTCGCAAGTCAGGTGGCCCCACTAAGGGTGTCAACGAAATGGCTGAAGATAGAAGCATGAAGCCGGAACGCCGTAACAACGCTGCTAAAATCTTCGATGAAGCTGAAGAGCGTAAGCATGGTGGTAAGGTTGCTGGCAAGAAGTCGAAGGCACACGCTGGTCGTATGCCCCGCAAGTCCGGTGGCCGTACTGGCTCAAACATGAACCCGCTGTCGTCGGCTGCTAAGGGCAACCCGGCTCCGGGCCGTGATGTCTCGGGTAGCCTTGACTAATATTGGTGGGGGCTTCGGCCCCCATCTTTCCTTTTGGAGGGGGCAATGGCTAAATCACCAGCTTGGACACGCAAAGAAGGTAAGTCGGAGTCCGGTGGGCTGAATGAAAAGGGCCGTGCCAGCCTTCGTGCCGCAGGGCATGATATTAAGCGTCCACAACCAGAAGGCGGCTCGCGTAAGGATAGCTTTTGTGCAAGAATGACCGGGATGAAGCGCAAGCTGACTGGCTCTGCAAAAGCTGCTGATCCTGATAGCCGCATCAACAAGTCTTTAAGAAAATGGGATTGCTGACATGGCTGCAAAGCCTCAAAACGCAGGTCTTTGGGGACGCGCTAAGGCAGCGGCCAGAGCCAAATTTGACGTTTACCCATCTGCCTATGCCAATGGATTTGCCTCTAAATGGTATAAACAACATGGCGGTAGCTGGTCCGGTGACGATAACCGCGTTAACAAGGCTGATGGTGGTGGTCTTGGTAAATGGTTTGCGGAAGACTGGCGGGATGTGAAAACCGGCAAAGAATGTGGTAGGATACCCGGTGAAAAGGGTAAACGTCCATATCCTGCTTGCCGTCCTGCTTCTGCCGCTGCTTCTATGAGCAAAGAGCAAAAAACAGAAATGGCGCGGAAAAAGACAGGCCCTGCCAGAAAATCGTGGCCTGTTTCTCCGTCCGGCGCAAAGAAGGAAGACTGAAATGCAATACAAAACTCTTTCCAAAACAGGCACGGGCCGTAGCGGCATTTGTGTTGTTGATGATTTTCAAACGCCCTTTAATGTCGGTGTTGGCGTTGTTCTTGGCTCTACGGGAACATTTACCGTTGAGTATTCTTTGGATGACCCTAACGCTTCGGGTTATTCACCTTCTACCGCTACTTGGTATGTTGCACCCGGATTTGCGTCCGGTTCGGCCAATATTGCAGGGGCCATCATAATTCCCTGCCGTGCTATTTGCCTTAATGTGTCTGTAAATGGCAGCACGATAACAGCAAATATTGTTCAGGCTGGCCCAGCGTAAGGTTTAACTCATGACAACCAGCGGGACTTACAACTTTAATCCCGGCCTCGGTGAGATCACGCTTTATGCGTACAATCTCATTGGCGTCAGGAATACGGCTGTACTGCAAGAGCATATGGAAGCCGCCCGTATGGCGACCAACATGATGCTTGCCCGCTGGGCTAACCAAGGCGTCAATCTCTGGAAGGTTGATCTTGTTACAACAGCATTGGTGACTGGTCAGGCTACTTATAATGTTGATGCTAAAACTGTTGTGATTTTGGATGCTTATGTCCAGAATGATGACAGTGGCGCCAACATTGACCGAATCATTTTGCCGGTTAGCCGCACGGAATATGCGTCATACCCAAACAAAGAACAGCAGGGATTCCCGACTGTTTTCTGGTTTGACAGGCTTTTGTCACCCACTGTCACGCTCTGGCCAGTGCCAAATACTGACAACGGCCCGCAATCGCTGAAGTATTACCGTGTCACGCAAATTCAAGATTCTGGTCTTCAAAACGGCCAGACGGTAGACATACCATACCTATGGCTTGAGGCATTTGCCTATGGTTTGGCATTGCGCCTAGCTCAGGTTTGGTCTCCTGCCATGGTCATGCAAATGAAACCGTTTGCTGACGAAGCCTATCAGATCGCTGCCGATCAAAACGTGGAAACGGCGCAGCAGTACATCTCACCAATGATTTCTGGCTATTTCAGATAACAAGGAGGCGGCATGGCTTACGCTTCTAGGTCTGGTAGGGCGAGAACTGATGCACGCGATCCAAGGGCGTTTGCCATCTGTGATCGCTGTGCTCTTTGGTACAATCACTTTGAGCTAAAGTGGCAGTATGATTGGGCTGGCGCTTCGCTCATTAACAAGCGCATCCTTGTTTGCGACCCTTGCTACGACGAGCCGCAAAACCAGCTTCGTGCCATTGTTTTGCCAGCTGATCCTGTGCCAATCGTTAACCCGCGTGTGGAACCGTATGCTTGGGACGAAACGGATCGCCGTCAGGTGTCAGGCTACAATACTGTCAGCCCATCAACTGGTATTCCGGTCCCACAGGGCGATACCCGTGTCACGACAGCTGACAGCCAAGCTACTAATAACACTCGTGTTACTCAGCAGACTGGTGAAGCTCCGGGTGGAACCAACCAATTACCCGGAACTGACCCAAATGCCGTGACATACCGAAATGTCATCGCTGTCACGAACAATGGCATTGGAGTGATTCGCCTGACCATTAACACCACGAATGGCATGATTACCGGCCAACAAGTGAATGTTCAGGAGGTTGGTGGCGTGACTAATGCCAATGGAACTTGGTATATTACGGTCATCAATTTCAGCCAGATTGATCTGCAAAATTCAAGTTTTGCGGGTTCTTATACTTCTGGCGGGTATGTTATCAACGAGCCAGCCTCGCCGTATGGCTTTGACCAGATTCCAAGGACAGGGCCACTCTGATGCCTAGGTACGCCAGTAATGTTCAGATACCGAACTTGCCTGTTGCGATTTCCTTATCGGGAACGGAACAGGTTGAAGTTGTTCAGGCTGGCGTATCTTCTAGGACCACGACCCAAGCCATTGCCAACTTAAATCAGATTACAACGGCGCCAAATTACACGACCGTGCAGAAAAATGCTTTGACAGCAGGAACTGGCGCGTTAGTGTTTGACACGACATTGCAGAAACTTTGCGTGTATACTGGTAGTGGTTGGCAAACAATTACTTCGGTGTAACGCATGTCAAATGTGCAAATCCCCAATCTTCCTGTAGCTACGTCCCTCAGTGGACAGGAGCAGCTTGAGATTGTTCAGGGTGGCGTATCTCGTCGCACAACGACAGGTGCTGTTTCCGGTATTACGCCCGGCCCCACCGGCCCAACTGGTGGATTTGGACCTACTGGGCCTACAGGACCAACGGGTCCAACCGGCCCTACTGGTGTGCAGGGTGTCACTGGCCCGACTGGCCCGACCGGAGCAACTGGACCCACTGGCCCCACTGGGCCAACTGGTCCCACAGGTGCTGCCTCCACAGTTGCGGGACCAACTGGCCCTACAGGGCCTACGGGTCCAACCGGACCTACCGGACCCACAGGCCCCACAGGGACGACTGGCCCGCAAGGCACCATTGGACCGACTGGTCCGACTGGCCCCACCGGACCTACTGGACCTACTGGTACGCAAGGTATTCAGGGGGTCACTGGACCTACTGGCCCCACAGGGCCAACGGGGCCTACTGGTCCTACTGGAATTCAAGGTATTCAAGGCGTCACAGGGCCTACTGGACCCACTGGGCCAACGGGGCCAACCGGAACTCAAGGTATTCAAGGTGTCACGGGACCAACAGGGCCAACAGGCCCAACCGGCCCAACGGGCACACAGGGTATTCAGGGTGTTACCGGACCCACTGGTCCAACTGGTCCTACTGGTCCAACCGGCGGTTTTGGCCCTACAGGCCCTACTGGACCTACAGGCCCAACAGGCCCGACTGGCCCCACAGGCCCTGCTGGCGTGTCGTCCAGTTTGTTTTCTTATAAAGCCAAGACAACTTTAACATCCGGTTATCCGGGCGATGGCTATTTGCTTTGGAACAATGCAACACAGATAAGCGCGACATCAATCAACGTCAGCCATCTGACTGACAACAACATTGACGTTGATATTTTCTTAGCTCTGATTAAAAACACAGAAACCATTACCATCCAAGACGCTAATAATAGTGCCAATTATCAAACTTGGACTGTTAACGGCACACCGACGAATACAAACGCTGGTACAGCAACAAGTTATTGGACTTATCCAGTTACATTAACTGCATCTGGTGGCGTTGGCACAACTAACTTCTCAAACAATCATCAATTGTTTTTGGCTTTGGTTAACGGCGTCACCGGCCCAACTGGCGCACAAGGCCCGACAGGACCAACTGGCCCGACAGGTATTCAAGGCGTTACTGGGCCGACTGGACCCACAGGTCCAACTGGATCAACAGGTGCAGCATCAACTGTTGCTGGCCCCACCGGCCCTACAGGTCCAACAGGCGCAAGTGGGACAAACGGCGTCACTGGCCCCACCGGACCAACTGGGCCTACAGGGCCTACTGGAACGCAGGGCATACAAGGCGTCACGGGTCCAACAGGCCCGACCGGCCCTACAGGCACACAAGGTATTCAAGGTATTACTGGCCCAACTGGCCCAACTGGACCTACAGGGTCAACCGGAACTGGTGGTCCTACTGGCCCAACGGGTCCAACTGGGATTGGTTACGCTGGCCTAACCAGCAGCACATCTGTGCTTATCGCGACTGGTTCGCAGACATTTACGACTAATTTGACTGCCGCACAGTCCGCTTTTGTGGCAGGGCAGCGCGTTCGCGTGTCTTACACTGTTACCCCAACCAATTACATGGAAGGGGCCATTACATCATTCACCACCACTTCGCTGGTAGTGAACGTGGATTCCATTAGCGGATCAGGCACATTTACATCTTGGAATGTCGGTGTTGCTGGCGCTATTGGACCCACAGGTCCCACAGGGCCAACAGGCTCAACTGGAACTGGTGGGCCAACAGGCCCAACCGGCCCAACCGGAACCGCAGGAACGAATGGCCCAACGGGTCCAACGGGACCAACCGGCAATACGGGAACGGGTGGCCCAACAGGCCCGACTGGCCCCACAGGTTCAACCGGAACAGGCACAACTGGCCCCACCGGACCTACCGGCACAACAGGAACGGGTGGTCCTACGGGTCCAACTGGTCCGGCTGGCTCTGGCGGTAGCGGAAACGCCCCTACGGGCGGTGGCACTGATCTTGTTTTCTATCTTAACAACAATGTTGTCACGACCAACTATACGATACCGTCTTCAACAGTGACTGGCACGGGTGCTATTTCTCTCACAACGCTTACTCTTGCAACTGGTGGTCCATTTACGGTTGGTATGGCAATTACTGGTACAGGTGTTACTTCTGGCACTTACATTTCAGCGGTAACAAGCTCATTAGTTTACACTGTCACGCAGTCGCAAACGGTTGCCTCTGAAACGCTAACGGGTACATCCAACAGTAATTCAGGCACTTTTGGACCTTTGACGATTGCTTCTGGTGCAACTGTTACCGTGCCGAGTGGCAGCACTTGGACCATTGTTTAATCTCAGTCTGAGGGGGCATTGAGATGGAAGACCAAAAACTAAAGATTTGCGTTTACGCGATCAGCAAGAATGAAGCGCATTTCATTCCGCGTTTTTGTGAGTCAGCCAAAGATGCTGATCTGATACTCATTGCTGATACTGGTTCTGATGACGGTTTGCCGGAGGAGGCGATTAAGCATGGGGCTGTTGTTCACCATATATCCATTACACCGTGGCGATTTGACTTGGCTCGAAATGCTGCTTTGGCACTTATTCCTCGTGATGTTGATGTGTGCATCAGCTTGGACATAGACGAAGTTCTTCAGCCGGGCTGGCGCGAAGAAATTGAGCGTGTCTGGATCAAGGGCCACACGACTCGTCTGCGCTATATGTTTGATTGGGGCTGCGGCATCCAATTCTTCT